AAGCCGCTCAAGCCCAGCAAACAGAAACGCAAAGACCGCAAACAACGCGACAACCAGCCGTTTTAGCTCGCGGAGAAGTTACGCCTGATGTTGTCAGTAAATTGTCTGACGACCAACTAACTGCCGAATTAACAAACATCAACATTAGCGACGCTGAATATAAGTTGTTGCAGGATGAACAGACTAAACGCAGTAATCCACCTGTTGTGGACGAACGTCAAGTTTTGTTACAACGTATTTTTGGTGAGCGCAACGGCGATATTATCTTTGATGTTATTGGCATGGGTATGTCTGAGCCTAATGCTGCTGCCAAGTATGGTTTGACTCGCTCTTCCATACAGAAGATTGCAGGGGCTACAGGTGCTGAAGCTCGTGCCGCTCGCGTTGCGCAAGCCAGAACCGAATTGGGTCTAACAGATGAGCAGATTAAAAACGCATTTACGCCACTTGAACAAGATGTAACAGGTTCAGCCGTTGAGCGTGAGATTTTTGGGCAAAATCAACCGTCAGCAATTAGTGAAAGTGAAGCTATTGAGGGCGGCTTAGAAAATATTGTAAACACTGCTGGTGCTGGTACTTCTGAAGTTGAAGGCTTTACTAAGCTCCAAAAAGAAATTGATGCCACACTAGAAGCCTTGGCTGCTGAGACTGATGAAGCCAAACTAAAAGAGCTCAATGCTAAATTGGCAGAACAACTTGTCAAAGTTCGCGCCGTTGAAAAACGCGCTCAAGCAGCAGTTAAAGAAACTGCTGGTTTGGGAGACACGGATGGTGAAGTTGATTTAGTTGCAGCAGCTAAAGAGGCCGAGCCAGAATCAATTTCTGTTAACAATGCTGATGACGCCAAAAAAGCTGAAGCTGAAAAACTTCGTGCTAAGGCCGCTGCTAAACGCGCTGCTGACCGCAAAGGTTTTGAAGTTGGCGACACTGTAGTAAACCCCAAGTTGGGTACTGGGATTGTTAGAAGTTTTTCTGGCGACGGAGATGCAACTACCGTAACCGTAGATTTTCAAAGCGGTCAAACAAAAGAGCTGTCTGTCCAGATGGCTAAACTGGAGAAAACAAATGCCGTTCAAGTCACAAGCACAGCGCTCGTACCTGTTCAGTCAGAAACCAAAGGTGGCAAAAGAGTGGGCGGCCAAGTACGGCGTGCCGAAAAACCTGCCAGCAAAGGTCAAACCCAAGGCCAAGCCGAAGAGCAAATAGATAGAGGCAAAGCCCTGTGGGAAAACCTTTCTGCTAAGACACCCGGCTTAGTTCCGTACGAGCAGTTAAACAAGCTTGAGCAAGGTTACCTGACTGACTTAGCTGTCCGTACTAATGGTAAACCCTCAGTTGCCAAAGAGATGGGCTTGCAGCAGTTGCTGACTAAAGAGCCAGTCACCATTGAAGGTGAAACTCGCATCATTGATGAGCAGGTTACCCAACAGGTTGCCGCGCTACCAGCGCCTCAGATTGATCGTCTTGAAAAGCACTATGGTGAGAAGCGTGACAGCGCTGAGTTCTTACGCAAAGTACAAGAGGACATTACCAAGTATGTTACTCAAGGTGCAGAAGCTGTTGCAGGTGCTATTCGTAGCATCATCAAATCAATGGCCGAAGGCGTACTTGCCATGGGTATTGTGTTCAACCCGAACATTACCAAAGATGCGTTTGCTCTTAACGTTGCTAAAACATTTGAACAGACCATTGAAGTAACGCAAGCCGTACCTGCTGTAGCTAAAGCTCAAATGTCACCGACTGCTCAAAGCGTGTATGAAGCCATGGCTCCTGTGGCAATGAAGTCTGGTAAATGGTTTATGGTTGCCGACAAGCCAAACGGCATGCTGCATATCTTTAAAGAAGATGGCTCACACGCTTTGTCTGACCCTACGCTGTACGGCAAAGATACTGGTGACGTGATGGAAGCTGTGTCTTCTTTGGAAGGCGGCGCAAAAGTTACCCCTGCTGGTAAATTTACTCTTAAAGCTAGACCATCTACGTACGCTGGTGGCCAAGAGTTAATCTTGGTTGAGTCTAAAGACTACACGGGCTACATTGCCATCCACGCTGCAGACACTAGCACACCGTCTGAGAATCGTTTAGGTCGATTAGATACTCCTACAGCAGCAGACAACCGTGTTAGCTATGGCTGTATCAATACCAAGCATGACACCTTTATTAACGAGATTGCTCCCAACATTGCCAATCTTGATGGCGGTATGGTTTTTGTCGTGCCTGATGCACAAGAACAAGCAGCTCAGATGTTTGCTGCCGAGACCCGCACAGAGACCCGTACTGAAGATGGCCAAGGCGCTAAAGGCGTTGCAGCTGCTGATGTAGTGGGTAAAGAAGAAACTATTGATGTAGCGGTTAACCGCGTTTTACGTCTTACTAAAGGCGACACGGTTGAAGTTACTGCCGGAACATTAAAGTTTGATGGCCAAATTACTGACGAGGCTAGCCTGCGCAGATTTCCCGGCGTTGAAAGTGCGCTAAGTCATTATGAAAATAACGATCTTCGTCAAGTAATTGATGACGTTGAGTTGTGGATGGTTGCCCCAGACACTGTTGACTTTGACGCTGCCATTATGATGGTGGACGGTAAACAGACTTTGGCAGTACGTTCTGGCATGCTGGTTAATTCTGATGCAGCTAACTGGGCTATTCATCACGAGCTGGGCCACATTGCAGATGCTGCGTTTACAACAGGTGGTATTTTTTCTGGCCTGCCTGAGTTTAATCTGACTATTCAAAAAGGTGTTGTTAAACCTATGGGTTCTGTGGTGTCTGAAATTATGACTCACATGGCTGAAAATCCAGATTCAGACTTTACAAGGTCTATGGGCTACCCTCTCGACCACAGCCGAAACGACACTAAGAATATGAGTGCTGACGAGACTCGCATGGAAGTCTTTGCGCAGCTTTGGGCTTTTTACAACACCCGTGAAGGCAATGCCTATTTGGCAGATAACCTACCGGCTACTTATGATTTTATGGAGGCTAGTGATGAAACCGCAAAACAAAACAAAGGTGGCGCAGATGCTCAAACGGGCGCAGCAACTACAGCAGAATCCTCGCAAGTTCAAGCCTATCGTGGAACCCAAAGGATCACTTCAGCCGTTCCGTATGGAAACGCCCCAGACTCGTTAATGGGCATGGGGAAAGCCCCCAAATCCTACGAAGAATCAAAGTACAAAAAAGAAATTACCGTCAAGGTAACATTCCCGGGCGATGCGCCTTTTACAGATGGTATGCGCGGTTTAAATGTCAGCCACGCTTTGGAGCGTGCACGGCGCAATTGGGACGGCGCAAAGATTGATTTAGTGTCGGCGACGGCGTTTCAGCCAGCAATTTTAAGAATGGCAAGGCCGAGCCAAGGGGTAATCCAAAACAACATTGCCAAGCTGCCTAAAGCTTCTCGGTCTCCTGTACGCAATATTGTTCTTGCTTTAGGTGACGTAACAGGCGCTGGCCTAGACTACGTTGTATTTACAAGCGACTTAATTAAACGTGCCGTAGACGCTGGGCTAACTTCTGCTCAAAGTTTTGCCGATGCTTTGTCGCAACGCAGAGCGCGTGTCAGTGAGTTTGAACGTGAAATTGAAAGCATTGCAGATGGCTACGCTGATATTGAACCAGAGTTCAAGGGTGCTGGCCGCGGTAGTGTTAACGACTTCTTGTTTGAGTCTACTCGTACTCTGAAGTGGGGTTACGGCAAGTACCGCGATGACAAAATGGGTGATGCATTTGACAAGCTAGGCCCCAAAGCTCAAAAGTTTGTTAAGAACGTGTTTGCTCATGGTGACAAGATTTTGTCTCAAAAGAAACAAAGTGTCTTGAAGTCTGCAAACTCTGAGTACGATGCCATGATTCAGGCAGCTCAGAACATGGTTAACACGGCAACAGATGCCAAGGAAAAACAAAAAGCTGAAGGGGAACTAGCAGCGCTTAAAGCTGAAAAAGTTGCCACGCTTAAACGATTCCAAACATTGTTTGCTATTCGTGAGGGTAAACCCTATGCACCTATTAAGCGTGACGGTGCGTACGTTGTCATTGGTAAATCTGCAGAGTACAAAGCTGCCGAAATTGCTAAAGATACAAAACGTATCAAACAACTTGAGTCCGACCCAGACCACTACCATGTTAGCTTTGTTGATACCAAGTGGGCGGCACGTACCCTTAGCGACAACCTAACTGACCAAGGTGTATTTACCAAGCCAGATATTGTTAAGCGAGCTACGGCATTTGAAGAAGCCTTTAGCGGTGAGGCGCTTTTGCCAGCGTTGACCAAAATTCGTGCTGCGGTTGACAAACGCGATGATTCTAGTCGCAGCAAGCTGTTAAACATCGTTAACCAGTTGTACTTGGAGGCGTTGGCAGAGGGTAGTGCTCGCAAGTCTGAGATGCGTCGTCGTGGGGTAGCTGGTGAAGTGGATATGCTGCAGTCGTTTACTCGTCAGGGTCGCGCTGATGCCAACTTCCTTGCTAACGTAGAGTTTGAGCCGTTGATCCAAGATGCATTGCAGCAAATGCGTAATGATCGCCGAGGCGGAAACCGCGAACGCAAATCAGAAATCTTTGACGAACTAACCAAGCGTTATGTGGAGTCTTTAGAAACCAAGGGCAATGGTTTTATTACTGGCCTGACTAACACGGCTTCTAAGTACTTCTTGGCTTCTAGTCCTGCGTATTACATGCAGAATTTGACACAGCCATTCATGATGTCTCTGCCTGCACTGGCTGGCCGCCATGACTACACTAAGGCAGGCAAAGCTTTGTTTGATGCGTACGCTGAACTTGGCCCACTGTTTAAAGACATTAAGTTGTTTGACCAACAGTTTGACTTTTCAAAAGTTCCTGCTGATGTACGCGCAGCAATTACCAAACTCGTTAACCAAGGGCAGATTGACATTGGCTTAGCCACTGAAATTAACGAGTACAAGGTTGATGCTGATAGCAAGCTAGGTAAGTTTGCACAACGTTTAAACAAGAGCATGCGACTGGCTGTCCAGAAAGTGGAAGCTACCAATCGTCTGTCTACGGCCATTGCTGCATACCGTTTGGAGTTTGCACGAACTAAGGATGCTGAAAAGGCTACGCAGTACGCTGCTGATATCCTGACTGATACCCATGGTGACTACACTGCTATGAATGCACCTCGCGTTTTTAACAGCCAGTGGGGTAAGGTTGCACTGCAGTTCCGCAAGTTCCAATTAATTCAGATTGCGTTCTACGCCAAACTGTTGCGCGATGCGTTTACAAATCCCGCCGAGCGGGCTGCTGCCATGCGCACACTGGCTTTTTCATTAGGTCATTCCGCAGTTTTTGCTGGCATGATGGGATTGCCTGGTTATGCGGCTGTTGCTTTTCTACTTAAAGCGTTCAGTGACGAAGACGACCCTTATGATTTGACAGCAGATATGCGGAAGGCTCTTGGTCCTGAGTGGTCTGATCTTATTATGCGCGGCGCTCCTACATTAGTAGGCGTTGATCTGTCAGGTAAGATTGGCTCCGGCAATATGCTTTCTATCATGCCATTTAGTGACGCCGATCTCAGCACAACGGCTGGCCGTGCAGAAGCATTTGGCACTCTAGTAGGGGGCGCATCGTTAGGTATGGTATCTCGTGTAGCCGATGGCATGGGGTTGATTCTCAGTGGCGATTACTACAAAGGTATTGAGCGCACTATGCCCAAGGGTGTATCCGACGCGCTCAAAGCTGGACGCCAAGCTGCTGAAGGTATGACTCGCCGTAACGGTGATGTAGTGTTACCCGCAGAAGAGATTAGTGCAATTTCTGCCATTTTGACCGGTCTTGGTGTTCCGTCTGTTAAAGAAACTGTAACTTATGAGCGACAAAATCGCATGCGTGATGTTACTGAAAACTTCCAAGAGCGCACGACTCGTGTTAAAAACGACTATGTTAAGGCTGTTAAGAACAACGATGCTGCTGCTAAACAGTCAGCTCGTGAGGCGTGGACGAAACTTCAAAAAGCTCGACAAGAAAATGGTCTTAAGTTGCAGCCGTTTTCTGACTTACTAAAAGCACCGCAAGAGCAAGCTAAACGCGAGCGTATGACGGTTGGCGGTGTGCAGTACACCAAAGGAACCCGTAAACTAGCTGAAGAAATCGCAGGAGATTAATATGGCTAAGACACCAGCATGGCAACGTAAAGAAGGTAAGTCGGAAAAGGGGGGCTTGAATGCCAAGGGGCGAGCCTCTTATAATAAAGCCAATCCCGGAAAGCCGGGACTCAAGGCTCCTCAACCTGAGGGTGGCCCACGACGTGACTCATTCTGCGCTCGCATGGAAGGCATGAAAGAGAAGCTGACCAGCGCAAAAACTGCTAACGACCCTAACAGTCGCATCAACAAATCATTACGCGCTTGGAAATGTTGACATGGCTACCAAAAATAAATCTACTGTTAATGCTGCTGGCAATTACACGAAGCCCGAACTGCGCAAGCGGATTGTGTCTCAGGTAAAGTCTGCAGCAACGCAAGGCACTGGTGCAGGCCAATGGTCGGCTCGTAAAGCACAACTTGTAGCCAAGAAATACAAAGCCGCAGGCGGGGGGTACAGAGATTGAAAGCCCCTCAACAATCCCTGAAAGATTGGGGAAATCAAAAATGGAGAACCAAAAGTGGTAAAAAATCTTCTGACACAGGTGAAAGATACCTTCCAAGTGCTGCGATTAAAAGTCTCAGTCCAAGTGAGTATGCTGCGACAACGCGTGCAAAACGTGCTGGCAAAGCTAAAGGGAAACAATTCGTAGCCCAACCCAAAAAGATCGCTGCAAAAACTGCAAACTATCGTTAACTTTAATTGGAGATTACTATGTACGGAAAAATGATGATGGCCCCTGCCAAAAAAACTGCTGGTAAAAAAGCTGCACCTTTTAAACCATGTGCTGGTTGTCCTAACAAAGCTAAATGCAGCGCTATGGGCAAATGCATGAAAGCTAAATAAACTTCGGAAGCTTCGGCTTCCATTTATTTGTCACAAAAGTAGGGCATGATGAGGTATGAACTACCGCGTTGTCCCTGTCGATACTCGCCAGCCTGAGGTGGTACAACTACTCGTTTGGTTGCAGAAAGCGTGTCTTCCTGCAGACAAAGTTTACCCAATTACTCAAGGATACTGGCATGTTGTTTACTCGCAAGACGGTGAAGCCGTTGGCTTTGGTGGTATTGTCCCCTCTACTCGTTGGTCTGACACTATGTACTTATGTCGCTCAGGCATTACACGAGCTCATCAAGGACAGGGACTCCAGAAGCGGCTTATCCGACAGCGTATTAAAGTGGCCAAGAGATTAGGCATGAATTGGGTCATCTCTGATACCCACCAAAACCCTGCATCTGCTAACAGTTTGATAGCTGTAGGTTTCAAAATGTTTGAGCCATCTCAACCTTGGGGTTTCAAAACGGCGCTGTACTGGAAGTACCGAATCAAACATGCCGTATAAAGATAAAATTGTTAAGCAAACTAAACAAAAAACGTACGCAAGTACGTACTACGCCAACAATAAAGAAATTGTAATTGCCGCCAGTAGGGCATCGGCCAAGGCATACAAAGATCAGTGGCGTAGCTTTAAAGCTACATTATCGTGTGTGCAGTGCGGACAGAATCATCCGGCTACCTTTGACTTTCACCACGTAGATAGCAGTACTAAAGAAGAGTCTGTCAACAAGCTAATTAAAAATCGCGCATTTAAACGTGCCATGGAAGAAGTCAAGAAGTGCGTTGTGCTCTGCGCCAACTGCCACCGCATACATCACCACGATGAACGTATGGCTAAAAAAGCCAAAAAGAAAAAAGGGGCCGAAGCCCCCTGAGTGTATACACAGTGTGTATACATTTACTCTTTAGCGGCCTCTGCTGCAGCTTCAGTCTCAGCGCCATCTAACTCTTCGTCGGTGTCATCTTCAAGCTCATCGCCAAGCACAGCCGTGGCTTCGTACTCAACAGCCCAACCGTAGTGGTCTTGAAACTCTACAAACTTTTGAAAGATATCAATCACGTCAAAATCGTGAGTCTCGATAATTAATTTGCTGTTGCCATAAACGCCAAAATCCATTTCAAATTTCATGATGTGCCCCTAGGTTAGTGCAACCACAGCGGCTGCAAACACATCGTAGTATAAATTTATGACAACAAAAAAACCCCCGGTTTTTACGCCGGGGGTTGGTCTTTTCAACCACGAAAAGGAGCTAGTCATGGCAACCAGCAGGGCAATCATACATCTCCTACGGCCTCGCCGTCAAATTGATTTGAAACCAATGTTAGCGCAGGGGCTACTGCATCCTTGTCTAGCTTGTTTGTATCTACAAAGATACAGCGTTGCTGAATGACTGGGTAATCGGTTCCTCGAGTCAACGTAAACTTCTCACCCTGCTTCAGTAGTGCGCCCTCCTGCTGTAAGCTGCTTAGCATGGCATGGAAGTCAATACGGTTCTTCATGCACCAGTCGCGTACTTCTTTCTGCGACAACATCAAATGCCCAGCATGTTCTTTATGGTTAAGAGTGCCGAGCACAAAACGACCTGCTACATCCCCAAACACACGGTTGCGTGGCGTCTCGGGGCCCCTGCCATCGCGCTTATCACGGTACTCGCTAGTGACAACAATTCTTGGATTGAGGTGACTAATCATGCGTGAAAACGCATCGTCAGACGATATGGCATTTGTTTCCATCACAGAGTCGGCAAGTTCAGTGATTAGAGTACCTGTAAATGCATACAGTTCTTGCAGATCAAATTGAATGATGCCCAACTTCTTTGCTATCTGAGCAACAACCATGGTGCATGCACTGTGAGCACGGTAAAAACGATACTTGGGACTTGGCAACAGTTTAGTAAAGCGTGTCAGCATGTCCTCCATAGCTTTGGCTACCGACGCTTCGTTCTCTAACATGTACTTAATAATGGCTGCACCCGCATGACCACTGTTCTGCGTCATCTGTTTAATATGCTCTGCTGCCACAATAGCTGATGCTGCGTTCCAAGCGTCGTCACCGTCTTTACCCGTAGGATATTTAGCGCGATCAGTTAGTACAAGGGGTTGATAGCGATCAATGTTGACTTGGATTAAACGAACAGCTTCCGCTTGGGAATTAGCTTGATTAGCAGCAAGTAGCCCGTGGAAGTCTTTATTGCCGGTAATGTAAACATTAAGACGCCATTCAGATGACTTGGCAAAAACTACATTGCCACCTTTGGAAGTCATGCGAATTTTGTCTTGGCCATTCGATACGCCATACGCTACATCACTAAAAGTTGCAGGGTCTATACCAGTAAGTTCATCCACCAACACAGGTATGTTGTTAAACACGCCAAGGGTCGCCCACAAAGCGTTTGTCGTAAAGCCGTCTTTAGAGTTTAAGGTTAGCTTGGCAGGGTTACCAAAAGCAGCAAGCGCCGCATGGCAGACTGTTGTCTTACCTCGAGCCGTATCACCGCCCTGTAGTGCCAAGATAAGTCCTTTGTATAAGTCCTCGCAGTGGTGCGCCAGTAAAGAACCCCAGCCCGCACAGATGGTGTACTGCCAGTGAACAGCACCCTCTCGGTTGTACAAGAAGTTAAGGGCTTCAGCGTAGCCTTCCAGTGAGCCTTTGTTAGACGTAAACGTACTAGCACGTTCTTTGGCATTGCCGCCAATCAAAACTTCGCTAGGTTCTGCACCCTTGGTGTACAGCTTGTCACCAAGCAAAAAGGCTTTGTGTTCATCACGCCAACCAAACGCTGTCAACGTATTTGTCTCAGTGATTCTTCGCTTGAGCGCCTGCAATTGGTCTAGCAAATAAGCAGACATGTGATCCCCTGCATTTTTGTGGTTACTCTTTGTCAGTTCGTACCGCGCTAGTGCGCGTAACAAATCGGTGGATGATGCCACTGACTCGCCTAAGATATCAAAATCCCGAATGCGTTTGTCGGGTAGATGAAACCGAATACCGTATTTAAACGTGCCATCTTCACTGCGGATACGGCTTGTTGGGTAAAACAAGTTCTCACAGAAAGACAATGGCTGTAACACGCCCTCCTTATCCGGGAGCAAGCGGCTAAGCAATTTACCATCCCACATGTATCCGTAAGGCAAAGCAGGTACAGCAGCTTCCTCAACAACGCCTTCGTCCGTAACGATCTCAGCGGTAGATTCTTCGACTATAGGGATTACCCTACCAAGGACTAGTGGTGTATTAATCTTGCCTTTGAACTCACAGCCTACACAGCCGGCGCTGTTGTGTTGCTCAAAAAATGCGCAGGTTGTAGGGCCGGCTTCCCATGTGTTGTATTTGTTCTGCCAATCTAGTTGGTCGTGGCCTGTTGCTTCTCGGTCAGCGCTCCACTCCTCAGAGAACTTCTCGCCATCTTCGCAGTGCTTTAAAAGGCCGATAACGCCGCGCCAAGGCTCATACCCTACATCACCCTTAGAATCTCGCATCGCACCTGCCTGAAGGCATTTACTGGCCAGCTCGTTAGCATCTACAGGTACATCAGGGTACTGTGTAAGGTGACAAGTTAAGTCAGAGTTTAAGTCAGTGTTGTACGCCTTCTTAACGGATTCTTTGATGAGCTTGACGTTGTTGTCAGATACAAATGTTTGAAGTGCTAGTGCAAATGCCTCGGGCTCGATAGGCTCGCACGCTGCTTTAACCTTAACGTCTTTGGCATCACCCTTACGATTAGCCGATCCGACAGGACGCAAGATACTTGCAAAGTCAGCAGTGCGTGACGAATCTGCTAAGACACTCTCGTGCGCTAGGCAAGACTTTAACCACTTGGCAACCGTAATCCATTTGGTGTGGCTGATGTCTTTAGTCAGTGGCCAGTAAGCATGGATACCGTTACCTGAGTCCACAATCATAGGGCGGGGTAAGCCTACCCTCTTGGCAAATGTTGCAATGGCTACAACGCCGTCTGTCTTTGTAAGATAGCCTTGACCTGCATCGTGTTTCTTCTGACCGCAATCAATGTCAATCCAAAAAGACTTGGCACGATCCCAGTTCTCTTCAACGCGGTATTTCTTGCGGGTCTCTCCGTTTTTCTCAACTTCAATGTATGGCTTTAGATACGACGCACATGCATGGTAGGTTGCCACAAACTTGGGGTTGTTTTCCCAGTATGGAATTGCGTCCGCCATATCTTCCAAGCTTAAATAGTGCTTGTGATAGGTATACGGCTTGTTTGTTTTGGGGTTGAGCTCTTTGGTAAAAAGCGTCAAGTAATGTATGCCATGCTCGGGCAAAATTGTGCGGAGAAACTCAAGAGCATCCATAGCTATCTCCGGTTGTTGTTTTTTTGCATCATAAATACTCCAGTAAAGCGGAAAAAGCCCCCGAAGGGGCTTCCTTGGGGGTGGAGCTATTTAGTCGTCAAAACTTATGCCATCGAGGTCGAGCTCTAGCTCTTCTTCAACGGGGGCGGGTTTGGCTTTGGCGGCTGGTTTAGCTTTGGCTTCAGGCTTTGGCTCAGGAGCTGCTGCCTTAGTTTCTACAACTGGAGGTGTTTCAATTGCTTCTGCGACAAACTCTACTGCGACTGGGTTAGCGCCTAAGATTGTTGCAACAACATCTGATTTAGCTATCTCTTGGACTTCAGCAAAGCCTTCGTCGTCTAGCAAACCAACAGGGCTGAATGTCAACTTGGGCGATTCTGCTTGCAAGTCAAAGCCTACCTTGGTAACAACCATGTTGTAGCCTACACCGCGCTTAGCCAACATCTGACCGTACTCACCAAGCGCCTTGATAGAAGCAGGAGGTACACGCAACAGCATTGCGTCATTAATCTGACCGGCTGGCGCTACGGCCATGCGAACGGTGTCAGAGCAAGCCTTACCCTTGGTTGCACCACGCTCGCTGATGCGAGAGCCCCATTGGTTGTGAGCACAGGTTGCGCACTTCTTAGCCTGCTTGTTCTGTGCATCTGCTGCCGGCTCAATGCCATCGCTTGAGTAGCAGTCAGGCTTCTGACCTTCGCTTGTGTCTTTGTCGTAGCCCTTGAGGTAAAACACTTTGCTTGTGCCCTTGTTGGCTTTTAGCAACACTACGTTCAAGCTAGTAGCCGCGCTGTCAGGGTCTTTTGGATTCATCTGCAGTTCACGTTCGCCATCGCGTACAACTGCAAAGACTTTACCCTTGATAGAAATCACCGGAAACCCACCGCCTGCATGTGCAGTCAAGTCAGAGTTCAGGGCTGCGATGTCAACCTTTTTCAAGAATGATGGCAGGTTGGAGCCGGAGTCAAATGGAATGATGTTCATAATTTTTCAGTGGTTGGGGGAGAGAGTTTACGACGAACGGCGAACATTTACTACACGTTCTTCACGGATAGATATACCCGGGGGTAAGTCGTCATTGGTTTCGCGGTATTGTTCTACCGCTGTTTTGGAGGCACGTACTTCTAAAAGACCCCAATCGTCATTTTCTTTGATGTGGTTCATGAAAATTTCCCGATCGGCCACGCTAGCAGTTACGCGATTTGTGGTATACGCTGTTCCAAATTCCGTCTTTACAGAATCAATGCCAGTCTTGTTGAAAACGTCTAGTAGCTTGGCTTCTAGCTTTTCCATCTTCTCGTTGAGAGGAGCAACGCTTGCATCAAACTCTGCTTTCATTTGCGCTTTTTTGTCACGCATCTTTATGTAGATGCTGACAGCTTCTGAGAGTTTCATTTAGGTATCCTTGTTTGTGGTTGAATGGTTTATGTATTGCGTATTCGATAGCGCCTCCTATTCTGGTTGTTCTCGCATCAGGTCAAGCAATATGCCCTGCATGGATTGTTTATCTTCTAACCTTTTGTACACACGTCGTTCGACGTCTGAGCTTGCAACATGCACAATCACAGTAGTTTTGGTTTGGCCGGGTCGCCTGACCCTAGCGCAAGCCTGTTCGTAGATTTCATTACTATGCACTGGTGCGTACCAAACAATTGTCGTTGCGGCTGTCAGCGTTAAACCATGAGACATGGTAGCTGCATTTGCCACTAAAACCCTAGGGTCTAACCCTCGTTGAAAGTTAGAAAAAATCTGATCTCGTGCGTTTTTACTGGTTTCGCCATGGACAATTTCCACAGACCAGTCTTTGCGTAGCTCTGCGGCTACGTGTTCAAGAGCGCCAGTCAGAGGCACAAACACAATTACTTTGCCTTCAGATTCTTCAATAATTTCTTTGAGAACATCCATTCTAGGCTTAGATGGTATGACTACCTCAGTTCCGTCTGTCCCATAGGCGACACCGCAGGCAATTTGAATTAATTTGTTTGCTTTTACAGCTTCGTTTACGGCAAGAATCTGTCCGCCAGCGTACTCGGCTGCTAACTTGGACAGCATGTCCTTGTATGCTTTCTTCTGCTCGACTGTCATTTCAACTTCGCGAGTCATGAATATTTGTTCAGGCAAGTCAGTGCAATCGTCAAGAGAAAATCTAATTGCAGGCTGCATCATTTGATGCACTACATCATTTGCTTCGGGTCGTGCTGCCCATTTAAACTGTGTAAGCTGTCGCATTACACGATCACGAAACGCACTAAAGTATTTTGGTACGCTGGTGTTGTCGGGTGTAATTAGTTTGCACTGTGCCCATGCATCTGTTGGCGCGTTAGGCGTAGGTGATCCAGTCATACCCCATACTCGGCGTGACATTTGTTTGTTGCATACCGTGTTCAATGTTTTCCATCGCTCGGTACTTGAGTTGCGTGCGAGGGCTAGCTCGTCAACAACAATTAAATCTATGTCGGGTCTCTTGGCAAGCTGGTGTTGTATCGTGGCAAGGCCGTCAATATTGATGATGTAGATGTGAACGTCTTGGTCAATGTCAACTTCTAATAACTTTCGCCGACGCTCGCGTGAGCCGTGTAGCACAACTGCATCGAGGTGCGGAAATGTATTGAATACAGAGTCAGCCCATGTGCGTTCCATTGTAGACAGCGGGCACACAACAAGCATCTTCTTAACTTGCTTTGTACGACGTAAATAGTCATACGCCCACAGTGCGCTATAAGTCTTACCAGTGCCCATACCGTTCAAGCAAAACGCCCTACTGTGCATGGATAAGAAAGATGCAGTTTCAATCTGCGCTGCAAATGGTAAATATCGTCCGCTAGCTTTTGGCCAGTCGTAGTGCATAGGCATTGGGTCAGGAACATCAAAGCCTAAGTTGCGTAACACCCGAGTTTCGTCGGGGCGGTGTGGAACGGCTACAAGCCGTTGTCCTTTGTGGTCTACTTCGATAGCTGTTGGTATAACTGTTGTTACCCGACTTGGGTTTTTTAGGCGTAGGATTACTGCCTTTTTTTCTTTATTAATTTGCATTACTTATCAGGGTTGTAAGAGCCGCTTCCCTTCCTCCATCCTCTGTTAGTTGCTCGATCTTGCACAGCGGTGTTGCCTTTGCCATTGCCGCCACCGTTCTCTAATGACTTCTTGTGCGCTACGTCTTTGCCATCGCCGACACGCGCTCTGCCGTCTTTGATTGCGTCACGACGTGCAGCGTTATTCTTTACACGCTTGGCTACTTCTTCGGGGCGAGCGTTGTATGCTTTTTGGTATGCTAGCTTTTGTTTAGTTGATGTGGCCATCATGATCTCCATCTATGTCATCTAAAAATTTACGCAACTGTTCTACGTCGTCAACCACAATTGTTTTACCACCATGGCTAACAATCTCGGCTAGTACTCTGTCTTGATTAGCTGTCGTGTCTTTGCGTTTGCCGGGAGCTTTAGTTTCTATACCTAAAAACATTCCATCCCAGCAGCAGATGAAATCTGGTATGCCTACTTGCCCCATACCGTTTTGCATCGGTTGATAGTACCAAATGGTACGTACTTTTAATAGCTTGCGTACTGCGTCTTTGACCTTGCCTTCGGGAGTCATGTTCTTCTCCCATTGAACTTGCATGAAGTTACAGGACACCAAGCTTTGCACAGCCCTGATGTTTTAGCTGGCCATGAGCCACGCTCATATGCTGATTCAAGTTTGTGTACTCGTGGCAATAGGTTCTGCCATATCGTTGCAAGGTCATCACGTTCACGCACTTGCCAGTCAATCTTTTTTTCTTTTAGCCACACAAACCCAGTCGTTACTTTCTGAACTTCGGGGTGATGATGAAACACATACGTGGCGTATAAATCAAGCTGCTCGGTTGGTTTGCGTTTGCCTGTCTTGTAGTCTAGGACAGCTGCACTACTACCTTGAATAACAACAAGGTCTGCGATGCCTCGTGTCCATGCATTGTCCCAATCACATGGCTGAAAGTTTTTGTCAACGGCGTATTGGCGCTCAGGAAACTTTGCTCCTTTGAGAGCGGCTAATTTATCTGCTAGCGGTTGCCATTGCGTCATGCCGTCAGGCAGGAGTTCCCCATGCAAAATGAAGTTCTCAAATGCTGTGTGTACTTTGCTTCCCCATTCGGTGTACACAGTCGGGGGGTCTACAGTATCGCGAATTACTTTAAGGTGATAGAACTTCTTCGGGCACGTCTCAAACGTGTCCAGCTGCGAATAAGTCCATGCTGGGTTAGCCATGCCTGCTCCATAGGTTTTTGCCCCCATAGCGACATTTGTTGCTTGGAGGCCCGTGGTTGTGAGACACAACTTTAGCAGGTTTCTACGACTAGTCAACACTATTTTGCTTCGCCATAACAGCTTGCAATATCACCTTCTGACCATGTAATTAACTCAGGCCACCATGACACGCCTTGACGCATTATGGTCTGCAATGTATCTAACTGCTCCTCTGCGGAATCTTCTGGAACTACATAGACAAGCTCGTCATGCACCGTGAGTGCTGGCCGCATACCAGTAGCCTTAAAGAACTTGACCGCATGCTCTGCAATGACGTCGCGTGCAAGGGCTTGAACTAAGTTCTCTACACCTTTCCCTGCATAGATGCGGGCTCGTGTACGCCCATTGCCGTACCACCATTCAATTTTACCGTTGCTGTCTTGTTCTTGTTTAAGATCAGGATAGTAAATGCGACGACCCGAGGGCAGACGTATGGCGTTTTGCTCAACCATGCACATACCCCAAGAGTCAATTGGAATCTCTGTGCCCTGTTTAATGTGAGTCAGGCTATTCTGAAACGCTTTCCATCCATCTTTAATCTCTGAGTGTGCTGCACGATATGTATCTACTACTTTTGTAGCTTCCTCAAGGCTCATGTCTACACCGCCCATTAACTTGGCAACTTTTTGGAACGTAGCCCCACCAGCTCCAAAGCCTAAGCCGAGGTGAGCAACCTTACCTACCTGACGCTGAGTCTTCGTTACCTGTATCTCGTCAATGTTGTACAGATCATGGGCGGCAAAGTACCTATACAAGTCTGCCTTGTCGGGGCTTGCCTTGAACAACTCCATGGCGTAAGGGACTTTCCATAGGAACATGTTCACACGCAACTCAATCCCGGATAAGTCAGATACGATCACCTTGTGCCCGGGAGGAGCGAGCAACGACATACGCAAGGCATCCGAGGGCTTAGGTGACGCACCAATGCGAGGTAAGTTCTGCATGTTGTACTGCTCGCCTGACCACCGGCCGGTTGTGTCTGCACCGGCGTACTTGAGTGGCACAGGTATCCTGCCCTTGCATACGGCTGCCGTCTTCAAGAAAGCCTCTAGGCGCGTTTCTAACAGCGTAGACTTAACTTCTAGCCTAGCCATAGCTGCGGAGGCTACAAGGGGGTTCTTATGCGTTTGTAGGGCTATGAATGCCTCGTCTGTCTTCGCCAGTGCCGGAGTCATCTTGGCTGGGTTGGTAGGCGACACCTTCATGGGTACTGGAACACCAAGGTTAGTCAGCAATGCACCAAACTTAGCGGCTGATGCCAATTCAGTTCGTACTTGTTCCTCAACACTTGTACCTGTCTCAAGAGTATTAGCCGTAAACGTTGCAATACCTAACGCATGGGCTAGCTTAATGAGCGATTCACGCTTCTCTTCTTTGACCTGACGCAGGGCTAACTGCACCTTGGGAGCGTTGAGTACCAGTTGTGGCTCGACAAGCATGCGTGTAGTCATGTCTATCAACACCAACTCCTGTTTAGGGAATCCTTTGATGAGCTTCTTAAACAACTTAGCACACAAATCTGTGTCCATCTTGTTGTACTCTTCCATCGAAGCGATCTCATCTTCGCTAAAGTTTACTAAGTGTTTACCCTTAGTATTTGTAGCTTCGAGGTCTAGCTTAGCGCCTACATCTAACTCATACGATAGCTTCTTCAACGACACTCCTGTAAGGGATTTACCGCCAAAGAATACCGACGTCTTAGAGTATTGCGACCTTGCCATTGCTGCTGTACATCCGTACATCTTAGGGTTTACCCCTAACCGCCAAGCAAGAATCATTGAGTCAAAGCCTGACATGTTGTGACCGATAGCCATGGCATCAGACCAGTCCATTGCTTGCATGTGCTTGCGTATTTTGTCCTCGCCAAACAACACATAGGTTGGCTCGTCGCCTTCCTTGATGGATACCGAGATGATCTCAGTGTCAGGGTGCTGTATGTACTCTGTTGGGGACATGCGTGAGAGCGTATGGGCTGTATCCCAATACGTCTCAAAGTCCAGATAAATTGGTTTCATTTACCCTCCAACTGAAACGCAACGATGGCTGTTGCAATTAACTCGTTGACATCTTTGACCGTAGCTGCGATGTGCGAATCAAACTCGTAGCCCTCTCGGGATGCAATGTGAACGATATAGCCGTTGCACACTTGCTGTACTTCAATCCTGCCACTAAAGATTGTTTTGTTTTTCATGCGTGGCTTTTCCATGTAGTCACGCATCACACTTGATTGTTGAGCAGGATTAGTTACCGTGGTAATTGCATGAAGCATGCTGCTTAGTACGCCCATAATTTAAACTCCTTCATTCTGTTTTTTTAACAAGGCGTCGTAGTACTGCTTGGGCATCGGGGCTTTCTTCTCAACAAGCTTGCGCAGCCAATCAGCACCCCCAATTTGATTAAACATAATCCACTGCCTGTCAGACATTCGTATCTGTCTCCCGATTAAAGGCTCAGGCGGTTTAGGTCTTGGCATTTAATAAACTCCTTGCTATTACTCTGTTAGCCCAGCATCTAGCACATGACCATCTTTGTGGAGACAATTCAACTCCCCCTTCAGGAGGTTTGAGTTCTTCGCATTTATTGCACAGCCTGTACTTGTGCACGGGTTGCTTGCTTCCAAGTGCAAGTTGTCGGTTTACAAACCCATTCATCGTTTCATATCCCTAACGTATCTTGCAAAACTATCAGCTGTATCACCAAACGCGATACGCATGCTGTCAAACTCTCGAGCAACTTCTTCTAGTACATCGTTGCGTTGTACAAGCTTCACAGTGATTTCTGTATCTGCTGGTATGTAATACACGTTGCCGTCGTCGTCAGTGCACTTTGAAAAGATTCCATCCATGGAATGAAAGTTAAGCTCTATCCCGCTGTCAAGTACTACTCTACAGTTGTTGGGTGCATCGTGTAGTTTCATAGTTTATGCCTTAGTAGTTCTCTACATTGTTGACGCATTTCAGGTGTGAAATCCGGACTAATCTCTGCTATTGAGCAGTCGCGTCTTGCCTTTGACGATGGGTCTGTTGTTGCTATCCAAAAAATGGACGTCCAAAACCCTGCAAGACACAGCGCTAACAGTACGTATACCTTAAACGTGTTCATGTTTAAGAGCCAAAGATTTTCTTCAGTTCGTCGTACACACTGCGTGCTTGAACAATAGACATACTTGCCAACAGTTCTTGTGCTGATTGTGTGTTCACGCCACTAATATAAATCGTTTGCGCTGGAGAGGCTGTCACCTTCGCGACTTTCTTCTGCGGTGGGGGGAGCACATCCTTTTTAGGTTTCTTATGCTTGAAGGTCTTAGTAGGAGCTTTGAGCGGTGTGTACTCGTCTTGCGTTACAAACAATCCGCCATTTGCACTACGCACCATGTTCTGTCTTAAGAACTGTGCTGCTAATGAAATGACTGAGCCTTTCTTAAAGCCTTTGTCCTCCATAGCCTTGCCAATTTGTGATCGTGTAAGGCCGGGGTTAGCTTTGATGTAGTTGAAAGTCTCGCGACTTACGTTGTTGGTTGGTTTGAATGCATGGGGTAGCATAGTTCTTCCGTTTTTTGTGGTTGATTCTTCGTCGTCAAACGAAATGTTTTCTAGTTTCTTAAGTTCTAGTTGAAGTGTAGGCACTTGGTTGCTCCTTGGTTGATGAGTGCTAATTACTTGATACGTTTGATAGGAAATTCAAACTCCCACACCTTCTTTTCAGGTGGTGGCGGTGTCATAGATTCAGAGGGCGGAACCCATCCAAACCTACGCCATACTGCTTGTACGTCGCCGTGTGATTTCCATTTGTAATCGGGATGCCCGACTGGAATTGACGGTAATGCTTTAGACATGTATTTCATATTGCTCCTGCAAGTCTCGCAGCGATGGCGGCTGCGGTTAGTTCATCGGTTGCCATCTCTTCCACGATCTTCTTACGCTCAGTAAAGCGCTCGACCTTACGATCTAAACGCTCAAGATCGTCGCGGTCAATATACAACCTAACAGTAGGGAACAATCTAACTGCTTCATTGAGAGTCTTGCACTTGCCAAGGAACTCAAGAATGTCGCTCTCTACCTTCTTCCATTTTGCATCGAGTACAACAACTTGCTTGTTCTCTTCCCATGCCTGCATAGCCTCAGCTTTGCCAAGCACTGTATCAGGTAATGCAACTAAATCATCGTAAGCAATCTCAGATTCTGCCTTACTATAATAACTGTCGCGAGGGCGTTTATACGCATTGACACCAGTGAACCTAATGGTGCATGCAGTTTTCTTACCTTCATCGGTTTGACCTTTGATGGCAATCTGTACATCATCAATCTTACCTAACCAATCCTTAGGTAGTTCATGCACAAGGTGCATGTGATCCTTACCCCAGCATCCAAAGTGATACAAATAATTTGCATCTAACTGCTGTGGCTTATTGAGATGAGGCAACTCAGCCTCTAACTCTTTGCGGTGCATACTGCGAATGCGACTTTCGACGCGCTCTTTAAACTCTTTTGTAATGTTTACTGTAGCCATAATAATCTCCGTGGTTGAAAAGAATGGGGCTTACGCCCCGTTGGTTAATTGTTGCTCTCTGATACGAAAGCCTCTATTGATTTTCTAAGTGCATCACGTTGTTCCTGTGTTGCACCTGCATCGAGGGCGTCGTAGCATAGCTTGAGAATGTTTTGATACGAGTCAAGCAAACTGTTCAGTTGATCCATTGCATCCATAATTACTCCAGTGAAAAATGGATATTTTCACCGTAAGGAGCGTTAATGTCACTAGAAATACACCACAAAACAGGGTAGTTAGGTGCTTTATCCACATTAAAGTCTGTGTAACCATCTGTCAGACAGACGAATACCTCGGGCTCAATGCCCTCCTTGGCAAGGAACTCAAAGCCTGCTTCCATGTCAGTGCCTCCGCCTGAGTAAAACTCTAGTGCTACTTCTTCGCCTTGCTCGAATACCTCATGCTTGCATACACCAGTGTCAACATACAAGACGTGTACTCGCTCGGGGTTGCACTGCTCAATGATACGAGCCATGTGACCGTTGTAATAAGCCAACTCTGTCTTGCTGATAGAGCCTGATACGTCGACTTGGATAACAACCTCGCCCATTTCAGCTACCTTGCCTGTGCTTGGGAGGTACGCAATGTCAGCGAATCTGCGGTTAGGGCGTGACCATGAATAGTCTCCACGTACATAGCTTGTCATGTAACGCTCGAGAATCTCGTGCCATGGTGTTCCAGGATCGATCAAGTCAGCAATGATCTTAGCCAATGCAGGGGGCATCTTGCCTTGAGCCTTAGCTGCTTGCGCTGCTTGTGCAATCTCGACACGAGTCTCAGCATCGATGCGCGTAGCTTCTTCTGGGGTCAGTGGTGAGCCACGCTCGATGATGTCGTCGCCTGTACCTCCGGGCCCATCACCTGTAGGATTATCGGGGAGCTTGTTGTAAATCTCATCAACTGTCTCATCCTTAGAGCCATCCATCTGTACGCATCCCTTGATGGGCGTGCCAATGTTTGCTGCCTTGAGCATGTCGTTAATCCAAGCATCGCCTGCAATGTTCCACTTTTTAGGCTGACGCGCACCTCGACGAGTCGCATGCTGACCGATCACATGGCCGATCTCGTGTGCTAGTACGAACACAACTTCGTCAACCGATAGTGTGTTGAACCATGTAGGGTTGATGTAGATTTGATTGCGCTGATCTACTGCTGCTGTTGGAATAGTTTCATCCTCGATAAGCTGTCGCTTCATAAGGATAGAGGCAAAGAAAGGATGCTGTGTTACTAGCGATACCTTTGCCTTGTCTAGGGTAGTTACTTTCATGATTAGTCCTTTGAGTTGTATTGGTTAATGATGATTGGGTTGCTTGCGTCAAGCATTGCCGATACTTGACTGGCTTTCTGCACCTCTTCTTCGGTACGTGTTGACACAATGAGCGCTTGCAACTTCTTCTGAAAGATAGTGCTGTGCGTTCGTATATCAGTAGGAGTACCTGATCTGATTCTATTGATTGCATTTGCGGCATTGTTCTTATGCCATGTGGGGTCTCGATCATCAGCGTCTAGTAGAAACGCCGCTAAGTCTGCGTGAATAAGCTCAACAAAGCCAGCGTGATGTTTCTTCTCCATAGCTGGAACTCGTAGGCCGTACCAACTAGTGTCTGAGTATCTCAAGTCAAACTGTTTGCACAGATACTTGGCAAGACGTGATGCATGCGATGAATAGCCACCAGTAATCACACCGCTTGCTACTTGCCGTTGAATAGACTTACGCAAACGATTTGTGATCTGCGTTGGGTCGAACTTAATTTCTGCCGATACACCTGCAGTTGTTAGCATCCTAGATGCTTCGTATAGTGTTGGTCGCATTGTCATAACCTTTCCTTAGATGTTAAATGCCGCCATGCGAGCGGCTACTGCTTCAAGCTTCGCCTTGGCGTCGTGCCTTGCGTTAGCTGAACCTTTGATGACTTCGACTGTATTGAGACAGCCAGTCGCTGTTGCTTTGAGAATGTTGATCTCATCGATCAACTCTTGCGTTGGATTGATTGCCAATTTAAGGGCTATGTCACAACCTTCGATGACGTTCTCAACAAGACTGTTGTGGAAGCGTTCACCCTTCTGACCCTGATACTCTTGTAGGCGCTGAGTGAGTGCTGAGAGTGGCTTGAGCATACGAGCGATGGTGTCCATGTTCATAGCTTCTGCTGCTTCATGCTCTGACTGTTGAAACGACTTCAGATCATCTTCACTTAGGTCAAAGAGAAAGTGTCGTGAGTCAGGCATTGGTTGGAACTTGATATCAATCGACATAGACTGATCGAACTGACTTGCTGTCGGGTAGTCACCTACACAAGCACGACCTGCCGCGTGTCCACTGTTACGAAAGGCTACATCTTCTAGCACTAACTGATCGTAGTGTGGCATGTAGTTACGCTTGAGATTGTCCATCATGGCAATGCGATGCTTAGTCTCTTGCGTGTACTCAAAGTACAAGTCATTGGGCAAGATGCGAGGCCCTGCATCCACATAGGGTAGCGTGTGCTTCTTGTGATACGCATACACATCTGTGTACTTAGACATGATCTGCGCAATCGGATTGTCCTTAGACTTGAACAACTTAGTCAGCACAGTGAGCGATGTATCACCCTCTTGCCGTTGTATCTTGTCTGATAGATATGCATCACGTTTAGTCAGTGAGGCACGACGCATTGTTAGCTTGACAAGTATTACTTTGTCTGCCAATTTGGTTGGTTGCATATAGGTCTTTCATTGGTTGAGAAGAACGACTGCTTGAGCCCAGTCTTTGGCTTGTTGCAAGGTATCGGTTACGCATGGATCGCCTGTTGATACGATCTGCGCTCTCCATCTTTGTGGATTTTTATCCGATGCAAAGATACAAGCCACCCATGCCATCTTGCGTGGCCTCTTTTCATCAGGGTGTTGCTTGTACAGTGTGTGCGTGTAGTCGGTGCTAGCCACCCACACTAGTTTCACATTAACACCTCAGCATTTTTGCTAGCCCACTCGGTGAATGAACGAGTCGACTTGATGGCAGGGCACAACTTGATAGCATCCTTAGTTGCCATCACATTGAACTCGGGGCTCATACGAGACAGATACTTGGATACACGATCGAAGTTGTCCTTGGTAGACTTGCGAGCCAATGCACCAGTCAGTGCATACAGAGTCGCTGGGTCAGCAGGTAAGTCAGCACCAGTAGGATCGAGCAAGATACTCTCGATGTTAGGCAGTGCTAAGTAGATACGTCTGAAGCCTGTGTACTCAGCAGCAGCGCCTTCACCCACCTCACCGGCACAGTTGTCAAAGAACAGTGCGTTCTCTAACGATGCAGGGATCATGTTGACACGCTCCCACGATCTAGGCGTAGGGTTGGCGAATCGATTGGGATCGAAGTCAGACAGCAACGCAGGTCTGAACCTAATGAACTGAATCAATACAGGATCGATGTCGTTGTCCAACGCCCACTCAGTCCAGTCGTCGACGTTCTCTTGGAAGTCAAAGCGTCTAGTACGATTGGCTAGCTTAGACGTGATGCGATTAGCACCTGACTTGTCCTCAGTGCGATTGCCTGTGGCGATGATGTGCAATTTATCTGATAGCTGTAAGTTGGCTGCACGAAAGTCATAGACTACACCGCATAGCGCATTCTGCATGGGTACGGGTGCATCTGATAACTCTTCCAAGATCAGACCTACACGACCAACGCCTTGACGCAACATGTAGAACTCTTCAGGAGGAACCCAGCGTGTGTACTCGCCAGTGTTGTTAGGTGTACCGAGTACATCTACTGGATCACGAAGTGACGCAGTGAACTCCACGACATGCTCAAGATTTAGCTCTTGCATGATCTCGCGGGCACAAGCTGACTTGCCACCTCCAGGCGCACCGAGTATGAACGGCACAACTTTGTTGCCATTTGGTGCTCTGAACTGCTCTAGGATTGATGTTTTGATATTGCTATAACGCATGATTTTCCTTGTGGTTGAAAAGGTTTCGCGTACTCGATGCTTGCCCCAATGCGTGTACGCATTAACGATTGGGTAGCCAGTGAATTTTAGAACGTGTGTATGTATAGCCCTGTCACTAGTGCGACAGCTTCTTGGCTATGAGTGCTGCAATGGCAAAACTCTCTGCGCAGTCCATTGCATCTTCTTTGGTATCGAAGCGACATTGCTCGACTGGATGTACTCCGCTGTACACAGAGCCGTATAGCCTGACAACGAACTTGTCGTCTAGCTTGCATACATAACCTATGTCACGTATGTCGTCATCGTGGTAAGTACCATCGAAAGTTTTGAGCGCTATTGTCAATGGTATGTTCAATGTGCCAAGCCAAAAGTTGTTAGCTTTTGGTTTCCATGTGACGTTTAATTTCATCGCATACCTCCAGTTTATAAGTGTGTGTATCCGCATCTACTTCGATGCTTACTACGCCAAGACCTACAGCAATAAGCGTAGCTTTGTAATAGTCGCCCCTTGCATTTTCCCTGCGATACATCCATAGAATGATTACGAATGCGATTGCCAAGACTATCTCTAGGTCTGTCATCACGGCCTCCATACAAGTACGTCTAGCATGACGATGATGATTCCTACAAGGAACACAATGCGCTCTGTCTTTTCCCATTTAGTCATCGCTTGCCCTTTCTTGCTTTCTTAGCTTGCTTCTCTAGTATCCCTGCAACTTTTTCCCATTCATCGGGGTAGTAGTACCCCAAGTTGCCGATAAAGGTTTGAAAGGCTTTATCTTTCCTTGCATTTTTGTAGTCATAGATATACGCCTCTACAATGTAGAGCCATGCATTGAATACGCTTCGGTTGTATTTCATTTGAAGTCCTCCTCTTGTAATGGCGGTAGCTTCATGGCTTCGTTCATCATCTTGAACACAGACTTCAAAGACTTCATATCTTCTGAGCCTGTGCATGGTCTGCCATAGCCAGTGGGCTTACCCTTCTTGTTATAGCAAACCTCTTGCAAGCAGTACCAATCTTCACCTGCATTTTCTGACTTAGTATTTACGATGCGATAGTTCCATGTGAACATGATGCCTCCTGTTCTGTCCATTCCATAAACTTACACAGTTCCTCGTAGTTACGGCAGAACCTGCCGTTTTTATCGTAGAACCGCCATGTGTCGCAGGTAACGCACCCTGCTACGTAGGATTTGCATCGTTTGGTTTGACTGTCTCTTAGAAACTTAAACCCACTGTCAACTACGTATTTGCTTTTGGCACGTTTGCGTATGTCACGTACTTTCATGGGATACCTCCACAATATCGTATACGCTAACATCTGCTGTATTCCAACAACGTGTTGGATCGAACGCATCTTTCATCCAATCGATGGCATCTTCTTCAGTCAATGCATCGGCTTCAAGGTTTTGCGTGTATGTCACGGACAAGGTTGCGCGGTATCGTTTCATTTGAGTAGCCCTTTCTCGTACATCTTTTCTAGCATTGATGAGTGCACAATCGAGTAGCCAAGACGCATACCTTCGGTGTTCATCCATTGGGCTTCGGATTCACAGCTACCAGTTGCGCTCGATGCACCCGCATTCATACAGCACCAATGCACTGCTGTTGTGTACATAACTGATGAGTCGAACCAGTCTCCATCGGGGTCAATGCACCCGTAAAAGTTGTCCGACGAATGCATGCGTTTGAATTCTTTCCAAGTTGTTTTCATGATTAGCCCTCCAGTTTTTGAATGACAAGACGAGCGACATACTCATCTGTATTTAAGTGACAGCCAGTGGATATCGCCATCACGTGAGTTGATCTCCAAAATGATGGGCTTTCCCACTTGGGAGAAGTTGCTTTGTATAGGGTTACTACCCAGTGCATCACGCTTCTAGTTACGTGTTCGGTGTCCTCTACGTATTCCCACGTAGCTGACTCAGCTTTGTACTCATCTACTATGTGGTGTAGGTGTATCTGATGACGATAGGTCATTGCTAGCCCTCCAGTTTTGCGGCTATGTACTTAGCCAAGCCTTCTTTGCCAGTTTCTACAAACACATACCCATAGAACTCTCCGCCTTCATCGCAGAATTCTTCTTTTCTTGTTTGATTGGGGCATTCAGGAATGTGTTGTTCGTTTTGCCAAAAGTGACAGCCGTCACATTCTTGGTGATTTATCCAAGGCATGACTTTGTAGAACTTGCCGTCTACTTTGATCCTTGAGCGGGTCATTTGTTTGTGTCCTTTCGTGATATTTACGAACAACAACGCGAGCATCTATCCTGCTCGCAAACCATTTACTCAGCCGTTGGCATTCATAGCCTTCAGCTTCATCTTGAAGTAACCCGCTCATGTGCGTAGTTCTTTCTGATTTGTCTGCTTCAATGTGGTCATGGCGCTTTCGGGTGTAACCAGTTGGTAGTTACCCTTACCATACTCTTGTACGACACACCATGATGATCTAACGACTTGTGCGCTACGTTCTCGGGCACGTTCGCAGTGGACACAGAATGCTTGGTGTCTTTGGACTGCTACGTCATCGCCACAATCGATACATTCTTTCCAGTCATTCATGGACAGCCTCCTGCTCTGAATACATTGGGTGTAATCTCAGCAACGATGCGGGGCAATCACATTCGCACCCACTTGAGGCAAAGAAGATTGATCTCATTAGCCCAACTCTGCCATCTGATGTTGATGCACCAATGTTCTTGGTTGACCAATTTAGATCGGGGTGATTTACACACACTAATAAAATGTGTCCGCCATAGGGGGCTCTATCAGTAATGCGGGGATCGATCATAGTTCCTCCAATAGAATTACGACTACACCGCCAAGGCAGAACCCTGAGACTATGAGTGCTAGTTGTTGTGCGTATGTGGATACATCGTTGATGCCATAGAACAACGAAGCGCAGAATGCTAGGGTAAACCCGATAGCGTATAGAACTGAAGTCATGTGCGTATCTCCTACGTGTGTATGTTGAATTATCCAAAATGGGGGGTGAATTATCCAAGCTGGATAATTAGAATTTGCGTGTGTATGTCTCGTAACCCGCATGAACACTGTGCTGTGACGTGCGTATAGGGTTAACCCTGCTCGAATTATCCAAGTGCCGAAAAGGGGGTGGCAGTTTTTGGAGTGTCGTGATTATGTGCGCTTTACACACAATGTCTCACAAAACATTTCATAGTACACGCGTACCTATAAAATCTTGGATAATTGGATAATTGGATAATTACAAAGACAACCCATTGATTTATATGGGAAATCTATTTATCCAACGAATTATCCAAATTTAATCTTGGATAATTGCAATCAAGCGTGTGTATACACACAAGTGTTGCGTCTGGAAACAATGTCTCCATGACCTGAAGTCGTGCCAGTTTTGAACGGATTGGCATTGACACCATACACTTTGAATGTCTCACACACTCGGTGCATGGGATTCTTTGTAGGGGTGCGATTGATTACACCCGAACGCTTGGGCGTGTAAAGAGCCACTGGCTTAGGTGCTGATCGTGTGGTGTGTAAAGCCGACACCGACCCTGAGTGAACTAGATGAACTTTCATGATTACCTCCAAGTGATAATCCAAAGCCCACACATTGGCGGGCTTCAGGTTACGACCTGACCTTAGGCGGCTGGCGTATCGATACGTGCCTTGCTTGCAATGGCATCGTGGTATGTAGCACTTGCGTGTACAAGGAAGTCAATCATTTCACGATTGCGAAGTGTGACCTGTGCGTCTTTGGACATTGACTCGACACGCTTCATGAACTTGTCGAATGACTCGGACACGTCGAAAATCGAGACAATCTTTTCTTCGGGTTTGGCTTCTTCCCAAGGCGTAGCCAATAACGTATCTTCACGATCCTGATTCCATTCACCCTTGCGAGTTGGATCGAATGAGAACTTGTCCTTGCCCTTGGCAATGAACATCGGTGCGTTTTTCTCAAACCATGCACGCAATGATGCTTTACGCAAACCTTTGCCGAGTGCATCGACAAGTTGGTCAGCGAGAGTTACATCACCATGCTTGACAGCGTGTTCCACACAACCCACAGCAGTGGCTTGAATGTCCTTAGTCAGCTTGGCTGACGCACGACCGATGGAACCGATATTCTTGAGAACTTGTGCTTTTTCCATGATAAATTTCCTTTGATGTTGGATGATTGAGCTTTGATGTGGACTCAGAGTGAACCCACATTCAAGCCCCTTGGGGGGCTTTCGGGTATTAGCGCCCCCGACTGTTGGCGCTCAGTGATTATCAAAAGACAATGCCTTTTGACGGGGACACCTCAAAACACCCCGTTATGCACCTTGGGACTGAACCCTTTGGCGTAGGGAAAACCCCTACATTTACTCCGCCTGTGGCGGTTATGGCATGACACCCAGCCCGACATTACTCGTTGGCGTGTGACTATCCACGTACCTTCAGCTACACCCCTCGACCTTACGGCTTGTGAGATTACACCTACCCAGTACCTCGCTGTTTGCGTTATTGCACACAGGATGCGAGTCCTTCCAATGTAGGTCTGACCGCTACTCTGACCATCCCTACACCTAAGGTCTAACCGCTACCACCCCCCACAGGACCCCCACCGCCCCCACCCCGCCCGCCGCCAGCTTACGTCTAGCTCTTGTAGCGGGCCAAAAAATAAAGCACATACACACGTTGTATGTATACATACCAGAAAAAATAGGATATACTGTGCGTATACACACCTTAGGAGCCCCAAATGAGCACAGAAATGAAGCGTTGGAACCTGTTTTTACCCGTCGATTTGTTAGAAAAAACACAAAAATTAGCTAAAAAACGGGGTGTTTCGTCGGCAGATGTAGTCAGAATTGCCGTAGAAAAGTACCATCAGGCAGTAGAAAAGCACGAAAAAGCACTGGCGGAGGCGCAAAATGTCACAGCTTGACCCCGAAATCAACGACCAACCCCTAGAATTTGGCCAAAAATCGGTTTCTTTCCCCACAATCAGTGATGAAATGGTGGCATCCATAGCTCTTGGCATGGAAGATGAGCTCATAGTGGCCTCTCGCCACGGTTTTAGCATCGAACAGTACGAAAGTCTGGCTTCTCAGAAGTGGTTTCAGCTACAAATAGCCATGAAACGCTCAGAGTTTGAGAAAAATGGCGTTACTTTTAAGGCAAAAGCCACTTGGATGGCGGCAGACCTGCTAGATCAGGTGTACCTAAGTGCGGCAAGCCAAGAAGCGTCCCTTGGGCAGAAACATGAAGTTCTAAAAACGCTCATTAAGGCTGGTGGACTGGAGCCCAAAGAAGAAAAGGTGCAGAATACCGGCCCATCGTTTGTGTTGTCTATTGATTTGGGTGGTGGGCAGACCATGAGCTTGAGCAACCAGCCAGTGATGCAACCTGTTACATTGGACGTAGAAACCAAGGAAGTTAAATGAGCGTTTACAAACCGACGGCGACGCAGCGTGAGTTTATGCTGGACGAAAACTACGTTCGAGTTTTGGCGGGGCCGGTAGGTGGCGGTAAATCCGTGACGTGTGTACATGAGCTTGTACGCCTAGCGATGGGGCAGGCCCCAAATGCGAAAAACATCAGGAAGACCCGGGCGGTTATTGTTCGTAACACAGCGGATCAGCTGGCGCTTACAACACGTAAAACAGTCTTTGACTGGCTACCGCCCGGGGAAGCCGGAATTTGGAAGGCCGTTGAGAAAACCTTTATCCTCATGGCTAAATTAGCCGACGGCACCACGGTCGAATCGGAGTGGCTATTCATTGCGCTAGATACACCGGATGACGTACGAAAAGCGCTGTCTTTGGAGACAACGTTCATCTGGGGAAATGAGTCTCGAGAACTTCACCAAGACGTTGTGGATGGCCTACTCGGTCGTCTGAACCGGTATCCGTCAATGAAGGACGGTGGGCCCACACGGTCATGCGCCTTGTTTGATACCAACATGCCGGACGAAGATACGTGGTGGCATAACAAGATGGAAGAGCCGCCAAGCAACTGGTCTATCTACAAACAGCCGGCAGCGATTCTCAAACCCCTTGCATACACAGAGCGTTTCAGCGAAGAGCCCGAGGAAGTTTTGCTGGACAAAGACGGCCAAGAATGGTGTGTTAATCCAGAGTGCGACAACTACACCCACCTCCCCAAACAGTACTACCCCAACTTGATTCCTGGTAAAACGGAAGACTGGCTTAGGGTTTACCTTAGGTCTGAGTATGGTAGGTCGTTATCCGGAACCCCGGTCTACGAGAAAACGTTCACTGCTGATTTCCACGTAGCAAAAGATTCAATTAAGCCTATCAGGGGTGGGGATTACCCTATCATTATTGGGCTTGACTTTGGGCGGACACCCGCAGCCGTGTTTAAGCAGCGTGATCCTCGCGGGCGTATTGTCACGCTAGGCGAGCTGGTCTCGGAGAACATGGGCATTGAGACGTTTGTCCGAACTAAACTGAATCCATACATTGCTAACCACCTGCAAGGGTGTACGTTTCTTGTTGCGCCTGACCCAGCCGGGTATGCCAAGCAACAGCAAAACGAAATGTCGCTAGTCGATGTGCTGAAAGAGGCAGGATTTAAATGCGTCAAACCACCCACAAACAAGCCGGAGCTACGAATTCAGGCCGTCGAGCGCCTACTCATGCAGCAGCTTGAGGGCAAAGCACTGTATTTGATAGACCCAGCATGCACCTCGTTAATTAAGGGATTTCGATATGGGTATCGGTACAAAATTAAGAAAAACGGGGAAATGGAAGACAAGCCAGACAAAAACGAGTTCTCGCACGTTCACGACGCAAACCAGTACGCCGACTCGGTGATGGACATGAATTTGCGGGGGGCAAATATGGCCTCTGGTAAAAAAGAAATTAGAAAAGTTAAGTATGCGTACACTTGACCACTTGACACGGCGGCGTACAATGCGGTAACTATTTAAGGACGACTGATGGCTACAGGTATTGCTCTCATCCCAGTTGCCCGCGCAAGTGACCTTGAGGCGGAATCAAAAAAGCGTAGCGATGCTATGCAGAACACACCCGTTATTCAGGGTTTGGCTGCGCACGTCCGCACTCGTTGGGATAGCGCACGCACAGCTAAGCGAGACCTCGAGGATCGCATGCTGCAGTGCCAGCGCCAACGTAACGGCGAGTACGATCCGGATAAATTGCAAGAGTTAAAAGAGCAGGGCGGCTCTAGCATTTACATTAACTTGACATCGGTTAAGTGCCGCGCTGCAACTAGCTGGCTGCGGGATACGTTGTTGGGTACGGGCATGGATAAGCCATGGGCAATTACGGGCACACCAAACCCCACAATGCCTCCGGAAATTTTACAAGAGTTACAAGCTAGGCTTGCTAACGAGTTAATGGTGCACATGCAGCAAGGCGGGCAACAACCCACAGAGTCCGAACTCCGCACAATGGCGGCGACAATGAAAGACGAGGCTGATCGTGAGATGCGGGAAGAATCTGCGCAACGCATTGCGCGCATGGAACGCAAGATGGAAGATCAGCTGCAAGAAGGCGGCTGGCACAAAGCGTTTAACGAATTTTTGGATGATGTTGTTACGTTTCCGTACGCCGTAATAAAAGGCCCAATTAAACGTCGGAGAAAAACTCTCCAGTGGCAAGACAACAAACTTGTTCCCGTTGAAGAAATTCGTAACGAGTGGGAGCGTGTTGATCCATTTATGTTGTATTGGGCTCCGTGGTCATGGGAGCTGGGCGACGGTTATGTCATTGAGCGTCACCGCATGACAGCGGATGATCTGCAAGCGCTAATTGATGTGCCCGGATATAACAACGATGCTATACGCACGGTGCTGAATGACTTTTCTACATCGGGTATGAAAGAGTGGCTGTGGACTGACGCATCAAAAGCACAAGCCGAAGGTAAGTACGTTACCGAATCGATTATCTCCGGCGATTTGATTGACGCTATTCAGTTGTGGGACTCTGTGAAAGGTAGCTTACTCATTGAGTGGGGCTTAACAGAAAAAGAAATTCCTGATCCTGCTTTGAATTATCCTTGCGAAGTTTGGTTGATCGGTAGCGTTGTGATTCGTGCAGTGCTAAACTACGACCCGTTGGGTCGCAAACCCTACTACCTCACAAGCTATGAGAATCTTCCCGGCTCCGTTGACGGTAAAGGCGTAACTGATTTGTGCCGCGACTCCCAAGCTATGGTTAATGCTTCTGCGCGTTCGCTGGCAAATAACATGGGTATTTCTTCGGGCCCGCAAGTTGGTGTGAACATTTCACGTCTGCCACCCGGCGAAGATATTACCGACATGCACCCATGGAAGATTTGGCAATTCCAAGCTTCTGACTACGGTGATAACTCGCCCCCTATTAGCTTTTTTCAGCCCGGTAGCAACGCCAATGAGCTGATGGCCGTGTTTGAAAAATTCTCTGCTCGCGCTGACGAAGACACGATGATTCCGCGTTACATGACTGGTGAAAACACACCGGGCGCTGGCCGCACATCATCTGGCTTGTCAATGTTAATTTCTAATGCCGGCAAAGGTATTAAGCAAGTTATCAGCAACATTGATAAAAACGTTATTACGCCAGCCATCGAGCGTTTGTACCAAGACAATCTACGCTACAGCGATGATCCCGATTTGATTGGCGACGTAAACATTGTTGCTACCGGCGCGTCTAGCCTTGTAATTAAAGAGGCTGAAGCTGTACGCCGCAATGAATTCTTGCAAGTGGTTTTGAATAGCCCCGTGGCTCAACAGATTGTTGGTATGGACGGCACTGCCGAACTATTGCGCGATCAAGCTAAAAATCTTAGCGGTAACGTAGATAGAATTGTTCCTAGCCGTAAACAGTTATCGGTGGTTGAACAACAACAGCAACAGATTGCGCAATTGCAAGAACAGCTAACTATGATTATGGGTGAGATGCAAAATGCAGGAACTGCAACCGGTATGACCCAAGGTGCTGCTCCAAAAAATATGCTCCCTGACGGCAGTCAAGTCGGGGGTCGTGAAAGCAATATGATCTCGCCCCGACCCAATGGAATTTAAAAACACTTGACTGTGCAAATAGTCAGTGGTATAAAATATACAGATGAAAATTTTTGTTGGCCAAAAGCCAGACCGACAGCAAATGCAAGCGCTTCAACGCTGCAAGCTGGAAAACAGTGCTCTGATAGATTTATTCCGCAAAAGGCTTGAGGAGACCAAAGACTCCTTGATTCTTGCCGATGATCTAGTCCGAATACACCGTCTTCAAGGTCGCGCTGAGGTCTTATCCGATTTTCTCGAAGCGGTTGAAAAGTCGCCCGAGATTTTTGACCGGGTCAAATGACCCGATTTTTGTAGTCCTAGCAAACCATTATGTTAGACGGCACACCGGTATATCCGACGCCTGAAATGCAGAGTTGGCGCTTTAAAGGAAATTAAAATGGCATTGCCCAAGCAAGTAGAAGCTCAATTACGTGAACTGGAACAGATCGAAAAACAAATAGCTGAGAGTCAAAACCCAGCGACCGCTAACCCGGAATCGCAATCTACGGAAGACCCTCCAGCCGACCTTTCGACACCTGAGCCTCCCGCCATCGAGCAAAAACCTGTTGAAACAAAGCCAGAACCAATTGAACCAGCTATAGCTGATGAGACATGGCAGAGTCGCTATATTGCGCTAAAAGGCAAATATGACGCGGAAGTGCCACGCTTACACGCCGACTTGCGGGAATTTAAGGCCCAATTGGATAGTCTCCGAAAAGCCGCAGAAACCAAGCCCGTCGAGACGAAGAAGCCTGCAGTTGCTGAGAAATTGGTTACGGATGCTGATATTCAAGCATTTGGTGAGGACTTAATTGAAGTCCAACGCAAGGTTGCCCGCGAAGTGGCAGCAGAGTTTCGAGATGAGCTCGATGCTATGAGAGTCGAAAATGATAAATTGCGTGAGCAGTTAAACACTACCGGCAGTCAAGTATCAGAGGCATCCTTTGAGCAACGTCTGTACCGAATGGTTCCAGACTTTCAAGACATTAACGCCGACCCCCGTTGGGTTAACTGGTTGAATGAGGTTGATCCTCTGCTCCGAGCACCAAGAAAATCTGTTGCACAAGATGCGTTTAACCGAGCTGATGCCGAAGCCGTTGCCCACTATGTTGGAATGTTCAAATCGAGCATTACCCCCGTAGAACCCGTCAACGACAAAGCCTCCGAGCTTGAAAAACAAATCCAGCCGAAACGTTCTACGTCTAACGTACCAGTTTCACAGCAGGCTAAAACATACACGGATTCACAAATCCAGAAAATGTTTCAAAAGTCTGTCGAACTGAGTTCTAGGGGCCAGCGCGAAGAAGCAATGAAACTTGAAGCTGAAATTGATGCGGCTTACAGAGATGGACGCGTAAGAGCGTAACTCCCTGCATGCAGCATTTACCCAACCTGTTTTTATTTTAGGAGGCCAAAATGGCTGCTGTTTATCCCGTCACGGGCTCTGGTGCATTTGACACCAACCCCTCATACTCCGGTGCCTTTATCCCCACGCTGTGGTCAGGCAAACTCTTGGCTAAGTTCTACCAGAACACCATGTTGTCTGAAGTCACTAACACTGACTACGAAGGCGAATTGAAGAACCAAGGCGATACAGTCCGTATCCGTTTGGCTCCTTCCATCAGCATTTCTGACTACACTGTTGGTCAGACTTTGTCGTACGAAGTCCCCACTCCTATCTTCCAAGATATGCAAGTGACTAAGGGCAAGTACTTTGGCGTGCAAGTCAACGACGTGCTGTCTTATCAGTCCGACATGAACTTGATGAACATGTTCACAGAAGACGCTGCCAAGCAGTTGAAAATCGCCATCGAAAACGAAGTGTTCTTCAACAGCTTCGTGACCGAAGGCCCTGCTGCTGCCAACGAAGGCGCTACTGCCGGTAGGATTTCTGCTGCCTATAACTTGGGTACAGACATCGCTCCTATCGACCAAGCTACTCCTGAAAACGTGTTGAAGGCTATCCTTCGCATGTCTACAGTCTTGGACGAGCAGAACGTTCCTGAAGATGGCCGTTTCTTGATTATTAGTCCTTTTGACCGCCAGTTGCTCATGCAATCTAGCATCGCTCAAGCGTACTTTACAGGCGACCAGTCTAGCGTTATTCGCACAGGCAAAATCGGCATGTTGGATCGTTTCAGCGTTTATGTGTCTAACTTGCTGCCACGCGGCGAAGCAGGTAAGGCATTGGTTGCTGGTTTGTCTGCTACCTCCACTGGTGGCGCTGTGACTAACGCTAAGGCTCGTCGTATTATGGTTGCTGGTACAAAGGGTGCTACATCCTTCGCCATGACTATTAACAAGACAGAACCCCTGCGTAACCAGACTGACTTCGGCGATATCGTCCGTGGTTTGGCTGTGTATGGCCGTAAGGTTGTTAAGCCTGAAGCTATGGTTACTGCTGTTGTTGGCTCAGCCACTTGATAGTGGTATAAAGAGGGGGCCTTCGGGCCCCCTTTTTCACATCTGGAGAAAAAAATGAACGCTCTCGACCTAATGGCTCGCCTTGGCGGCGAAATTTTAAACAACAAAGTGCGTGCACATATTGATGGTGCAATTGTTATTGTTGCTCGTTTGGAAGGCCACGATTGGGTTTTGACCGAGCGCGGTATTTTGTTGGCTAACGAACACTCGAATTTAGCCGTAGCAGAAGCTGCAGCGGTATCAACAAAAACTCGCAAAAAAGAAGCCGTAGTAGTAGAATCTGTGCAATCACAGGACGAAATCGCAATCGAAATCGAGCCTACGCCTGAAAAGTAAGGTAATCTATGAAGCCTCTAAGCGCGTTTTTCTCTCGTATCCTGCCGTATTTACCCGGGTGCTCTGAGCCTCTGGCTGCGCAGGTACTTGTAAACGCGGCTATTGAGTTTTGCGACACATCATTAGTTCTGCGACAAAACCTTGACGAGTTTAAAACGTTTAAAGGGCAGATTCAGTACGACCTTGACCCGCCTAGTACCCAGCACACTATTAGTCGTGTGATGGGCGTTACGTTGGACTATAAAGAACTTACCGCTGGTATGGCGGAAGCTATACGAGGCGACTTGCCAACTGCGGTCGCTAAGCCTCGAGGTTTTTACACAGACAGAACTGACTCTGTTTTAACGTTAATGTTATCGCCTCCCCCTGATGGGGCGTATGACGTTGTTGTCAATGTTGCCTTAGCGCCTGCTCGTACAGCGACGCAACTTGATGATGATTTGTATAACACTTGGATTAACCCGATCGTGTCTAGCGCCATTGCTCAAGCAATGCAGATTCCGGGTCAACCTTTTAGCAATCCCGCGCAAGCGCAAGTATTGTTAAACTCTGCAGCTAGACAAACCAATAGCTCTAGAATTGAAAGTAACTATGGCCTTGTACGCGGGTCTATGCGCGTTCGTTATCGTCCTTTTGCATGAGGTAAAACCATGGCTCTTACAGCACAATCAATTATTCGCCGCGCCGTTGAGACGCTTCAAGACAGCACGTCAATCCGCTGGCCCATTAACGAACTGGTTCGCTACCTTAACGACGGGCAACGCGAAGTTGTTTTGTATCGTCCCGATGCAATGGTTACAAGTTCGACTGTAACGTGTGTCGCAGGAACAAAACAATCACTTCCTGCTAACGGCGCAAAGTTAATTGAAGTTGTTCGCAACTCCGCAGCCACAAGCGCTAAAAAAGCAATCCGCATGGTTAATCGTGAAATTTTAGATGCACAAACTCCTAACTGGCATAGCCTTACAGGATCGGTTGACATCTTGCATTTTATGTACGACGTGCGCGATCCTAAAGTGTTTTATGTTTACCCGCCTGCGACAGTCCTAGCCCAAGTTGATGTTGTGTACTCCGCATACCCAACTGATGTTGTTGAGCCCGCCGATGGCGCTTTGTATACTGCTGTAGCAGGCAACCTTAGCTTGCCAGATATTTACGGTAACGTCGTGTTGGACTACATTATGTATCGTGCTTACACGAAAGATGCTGAATACGCAGGTAACGCGGCTCGCGCTCAAGCTCACTACCAAGCTTTTGGTAATGCGTTGGGTGTTGAAATTAAGTCTACGATGAGTGTTGCACCTAACCCCGTAAACAATCCAAACACGGCGGTAATGGCTGCTGGCTAAAAGGTAAATCATGGCCGAGAAAATTAAACTTGTTCAGGGCGACACACGCCCACAAATCAAGGCCGTCATTACCGATGACACGACTGGAGATATCGTAGATATCTCTGGTTCCACAGCCCGCATGCGTTTTCGCGCTACCGGTACTACAGCCACATTATTTACTTTAACTGGGTACCTTCAATCAGGTATTGAAGACGAAAACGGTGTCGTAACGCAAGGTTTAGTTGGTCAGGCGTACGCGTTACCCGGCTCTGGTGGGCGCGTTGCATTTGCATTTACTGCAGGCAATTTGAGTATTGAGCCCGGTAGTTATGAGGGTGAGATCGAGGTTACATTCTCCGATTCAACCGTGCAAACCGTTTACACACCTTTGAAGTTTCAACTAAGGGCTCAATTCTGAGATGCCTATTAAGGTCTCCGGACACCGCATAAAGGCACTAGCGACGTACGCGAAGCTAGCTGCGAAAGCGCGGGCGGTTGTTGGGACTGCGACTCTTTCCGAAGAAGTAATGACGGTGCTTGCAAGAGCAGCCGTGTTTAGTGTTTTATCTAATACAGAAAATCTATCTGTTGCCGTAAAAGCCTCATTACTCAAAGCAGACGCGGCTACAGGGTATTTCTTTACGTTGTATGAGTTGGCAGATTCTTTTGCCACTTCTGAGCTTGCTACATTTAGCTTTTCTAAATTACGTGAAGATGAAATTCGCGCTGTTGACGCCGCATTGGTTAGCTTGTCTAAAGCCCTGCAAGACAAAGCAGATACAACTGATCTAGTAACATTCTTCACTGGCAGAGTTTTAGCGGACGCAGCCGCGACAACCACCCAATTGACTCAAGTTTTTGGGAAGCCGTTAGTTGATGCTGCTACTACTTCTACCGCTACTGACAAAGGTTTTAACACTACAAAAAGCGATCCGGTTGGGACGGCTACGACAAACATTACTACATTCGGTAAAGCGGTAAACGACCCAGCTATTACGGTTGATACCTTCTCTCGTGTTGTGTCTTTTGTCAGGTTCTTTGACGATGTTGTTGATGGTACGGATGAGATCAATACCGCATTTCTGACGGATGATGGAGAGGTGTTTTTCCTAGATAAACGAGTCCTAGACTCGGCTACGACTAACACCACCCTTTCTTACGATATTGCCCGAGTGTCAGCGGATATTGCGCAGTTGCTGGATCAGCCGGATTTATTTACACAAAAAGCAAGAGCGGACGCGTTTACAACCGCTACGACTACCGCACTGGCAAGCAACAAACCGTTATCTGATCTGACGAGTTTTGCGGACAACACAGTTTTACTAGCCTCAAAAGCTGCTTCTGATGCGACGACTTCGTCGGACACCCAAGTCCGCAACACCGGCAAAGCACTTAGCGACTCCGCCACAACGACTGATGACAGCAGCGCCTACTTTGAAAAAGCTCTTGCTGACGCTGTAGCATCTGCGACGCAAACAGCAATTACTGCGTTTAAACCGTTTTCAGACGCAGTGGCGTTTGGCGATTCGGCTTTTGTGGACTTTAATCTTGCTGCTGCGGATACGGCGGCCTCAAGTACTCTAACGCGGGTTGCGTTTAGTAAGCTGCGCCAAGACAATGCTGTAACAATTGATAACACCACAACGGCGTACGGTAAAAATTCAACAGATGCGGCTACTACGGCGGATAACTTAATTTACGTCTTTGATTACTTCCGTAATTTTGCAGATGTTGCGGACGCTACTGACGAAATTAACACCGCTACCGTAACAGACGACGGTGAGGTTTTTTTCCTAAACAAGAGGATTTTGGATGTAGCCACACTCGCGACAGTTTTGTCCTACGACATTTCTCGTGTATCAGCGGATACTGCTGTAATGACCGAGCAAGCAGCTTTGTCTGTAGGTAAATCTCTTACTGATAGCGCGACTTCAAATACAGATACAGCAGTCGAATTCGGAAAAGCTCGGCAGGACTTTGCTAGTTCTTTTGACTCTACTACGGCACAATTTGCTAAGCGTCTTTCTGACACAGCAAGTACCGCCGATCAACTGGCGTATGTGTTAGCTTACGCTCGCAGCTTGGCAGATACCACGTCGCCCAGCGATACCGTAGCCATTGGTTTTGGCCTTTCTGCCACAGATAGTGCTGCTGTTACTGAGACTCAATTGATTTTTAAATCAGGGAAAACCCTAACAGACACGGCAACTTTGTCCGACCTCAAGCTTTTTGACTTGAGCCGCGTGTCTGCAGATTCTGTTGCTGTAGCTGAGTCTTTTGCCCACACCTTTAACAAAACGCTATCTGATTCAGTCACAACCTCGACAACGACCTTTGTTCATTTTGTGGTTTCCGCAGTAGATAACTTGACAACTTCTGAAGTTGTAGACGTTATTCGAATTGCCGCCAACGGCGTGCCACCACAATACGAAGACCAGTATGCTACGGATACAACAGCTTTAGGTCTACAGAAGAGATTTAGCGATATAGTTGCAGTAACTGATGACTTTGACGGCACTCTCACAACGGAAGATAATCAAACAGCCAGTGTTAGCAAACGATTCTCTGAATCTGTTAATCTTTTAGAGGTGCAAAAATTTGATTTACAGCGTACACTATCGGAAACACAGAGTGCTACCGACACGGGGTACCTGTTTTTAACGGACTACTGCGATATTTCCTATTTCAGTCAGCCGTATGTTGGGCAAGAGCGTATTTTTACATGAGGAACTAAGATGAACACGAATGACAACCTAAACGTCACAGGCGCACTGCGTGTTGTTTTGACTGGCCCCGACGGCCAAGTTAAAGATGAACGCGACTTGAAAAACCTTGTGGTTAGCACTGGCTTGGCATTTATTGCAAGCCGCATGAAAGAAGCAACAGCGACTGTGATGTCTCACATGTCTCTGGGCACCGGCACAACTGCTGCTGCTTTGGGCGATACGACATTGGGTACGGAAATTTCCGGCTCACGCGTAACGCTTACTAGCACTACAGTTACCGCTAATCAAGTTACTTACATTGCATCTTTTGCTGCTGGTGTAGGTACTGGTGCTGTTACTGAGTCCGGCATTTTTAACGCCGGTACAAGCGGCACAATGCTTTGCCGCACAGTGTTCCCAGTTGTAAACAAACAGTCTGGCGACTCAATGACTGTTACTTGGACTGTCACAGTTAACTAAGTTGTAGGGGCTACCCATGACCACACCAGCGACTATTGTCACTAGAACGACAGGCGCTACTGCAAAGGGTAGCCCGCTAACAAACGCAGAGGTTGACGCAAACTTTATCAATCTTCGTGATAGAGTAGAAGAAGCCAAGGCAGAGACACTGACAGAAGCTGACGCCAACGCGTTAGTTTTAGCAATCGCTTTGGGGTAACGCATGACCAGTTTTATTAACGCAAAAGCAACAAATGTTGGAACTGCGGACAGCGTTGTCTACACAGTCCCAAGCGGCGTCAAAGCAATTTTGATAGGCTGCAATGTTGCAAACAAAACCGGTGGTATTTTGCCGGTTAGTTTGATTTTGCGTAGCTCCGGCGGTGATACGTATGTTGTCAAAGACAAGCGAATTGAGAACGGCGCGAACGAAGAATTGATGCGTGGAAATAAGTTGGTACTTTTGTCTGGGGATGCTATAGTTGCGACCTGTGGGCTTAATAACGGGTTTGACGTTGTAGCCTCAATTCTGACAGGAGTTGCATGATGGCTGGTTTCTACGAAGGCACCGATCTTGCCAATAAAACTTTTTACGGCTTTCGTCTTGACCCAGATACTGGGAATCTAAATATTGAAATAATCAATGATGGTTCCCCTGTTGCCTTGCCACAAGACAACGTTATCGACAAGTATGACTACAAGCAATGGGTGTGGACTCAAGATACCTTGCAGTTCCAATGGGGTAACAACGGTCATTTACAGGTGAAAATAGTATGACTCAATTAATTGACTTAGGCAAACTTCGCTTTCATTTCGCTGGTGACTGGAGCGGCTCCACCACCTACGAATCTAACGACATTGTCAAGTACGGCGGTAACGTGTATGTATACACGTACGGCCTGAAGACTTCTGGTAATTTGCCTACATCGACCACTTACTGGGCGCTGATGGTCGAAGGCTTTAAGTTCAAGGGTGTGTTCGACACAGCAGTGCAATACCGCGTTGGTGACGGTGTAGCCCACGGCGGTAAAGTGTTCGTGGCTGTCCTCGACAGCACAGGTCAAACACCACCAAACACTACCTACTGGTCTCAGTTTGCTGACGGTATTCAGTACGAAGGTGCGTACACCAACGTCCGGGCGTATCAGAAGAATGACGTTGTCACTTTGGGCGGCGCGGTCTATATCGCCAAAGTTGACACCACCGGAAACAACCCAACAAACGTTACCTACTGGGATCGCTTTGTAGATGGCATTTCCCCCCAGTCTGTGTTTAACGGTGCGACGGCGTATGTGGTTGGTGACATGGTGCCGTACGGCTCCAATATCTACCGCTGCATTCAGAATACCACTGCCAACTTGCCAACAAACGCAACCTACTGGGCTCCATTCCTATACGGTTTCTCTAACCGTGGCGTGTGGTCGACTGGCTCTGCGTACAAGATTGGCGAGGTCGTAACGTACGGCGGTTCTACTTACCAAGCCAAGGCCGACAACAGTGGTGTAAACCCAGCGACTACCCCGCTGACTTGGGACAAATTGACCTATGGGTTTAAGAACCGCGGCTCGTGGGCAACCTCAGTAGAGTATGTTACTGACGATGTCATTGCCTACGGCGGCAATACATACATTGCTATGTTGCCCCACGCGTCTACCACTTTTCAGACTGACCTCGATGCTGGCAAATGGCAAAAATTTAACTCCGGCATTCGCTGGCGCGGCCTCTGGACGACCGGAACTGCGTACTTAAAAGACGACATCATCAAGGACGCTGTAGGGTCCGCCTATATTGCTACACAAGACCACACAGCTGGCGCTGCTTTTGGCGCTGACTCGACTGCTGGTAAGTGGACAGTATTTGTACTTGGCGGCTCCGACATTTTGCCCGCCGTCCAAGCTTCTGACGCTGGTCAGTCGCTGACTGTGAAATCTGACGGCTCCGCCCTTGACTGGCTTGGCGCGACGCAGTCAGACAAAGTTTTTTACGTTGCTCCGCACGGTTCGGACCTCCCTACATCAGGCAAGAACCTATCTTCACCGTTTGCCTCGATTAAGTATGCAACTACTGTGTGTGGCGAAGGCGCGACAATCTTTGTAAAAACTGGCACGTACGAAGAGCAGCTGCCTATCACCATCCCAGCCAACACAGCCATCGTTGGCGATAATCAACGTACTGTTATTGTTCAGCCTAAAACCGGTAATAGCGATGACGGCGTAACACCTAACGCACAATCCTCTATGTTCTTGATGAGCAATGCCTCTATCTTGAACAAGATGACGTTCAGAGGAATGACTGGATGGGTTCCCGGCACAACGCCAGCGGATGTGACGACGTCCACCATCAAAGGTGTTGTTGTTCGCTTGAACCCCGCCTCGCCTATTACACACAAGTCTCCATACGTGCTCGAATGCTCGTACATTGGCACGGGCGGTATCGGCGCTTTGATTGATGGCTCAGTCCACACAACTGGCGCGAAGACAATGATCTTCCACGGTTACACAGTCATTTCCGACAACGGTATTGGCTACTGGGTAAAAGATGGCGGTAAATCTGAGATTGTTTCTTGCTTTACTTACTACACTTACTTCGGCTATACAGCGTCAGGCGGCGGTTTTATCCGCGCTTTGAACGGTAATAACAGCTACGGTACTTGGGGTGCAACATCTCGCGGATTTGACTCATCCGAGACAGCTCTTACCGGTACGATTGTTGGTGAGCAGCTTCCATTCACGTATGGTGGTGGCTTGATTAACATCGGCGATACTGTCTCTAACGGCGCAGGCGCTACGGCTATTGTGACAAACGTCCAATACTCATCGGATAAGGTCTACATTAAAAACCGCACTGGTAACTTTGGCGCAACACAAAGCTTGACCTTTACCAGCGGTGGTATTGGCACAGCGCTAGGTAACGCCGAAAACCAACGTGGTTTTGTACTCGTGGCAAACGGCTTCAGCCAGTTGCCTAAGCCCGGTGCCAGTATTTCTCTGGCCGGTGATACGTACGCATACGTTATCCAATCGACAACCAACACTTGGGTGAACTCCAGCAGCGACATGGTTTTGCTGTTGGCCCAAGAGAAACCTACTGGCTCTGCTTCTGGAACTGCGGTCACTATCCGCTACAAGTACTCCCAGATTCGTCTGACTGGCCACGACTTCTTGTCAATCGGCACTGGCGGTGTTACTACTACCAACTACCCCGGCACACCTACGCAACCTGCGGCCCAAGGTAACGAGACTGACGAGCAGTTCCCCGGACGTGTGTTCTACGTGTCTACAGACCAAGACGGTAACTTCCGCGTTGGTGAGTATTTCCGCATCGACCAGTCGACAGGTAAAGCTACTCTGAACGCTTCCGCGTTTGACTTGTCTGGCCTGTCCTCACTGCGTTTGGGCTCTATTGGTGCTCAGCTCGGCGAGCAAATCAACGAGTTCTCCAGCGACAGCACCATGGGCGGCAACAGCAACTTGGCTGTGCCCACTGAGTACGCTGTGAAAACGTATGTCGATGGCAAAGCGGGTGCAGTTATTCCATCACAAACTGGCAACTCTGGTAAGTATCTTGGAACCAACGGAACAGCCGCTTCGTGGCAAACAATCCAGTTGTTGCCAAACCATCCAGCAGGCGAAGGTCAAGGTTTCTTGGTTGACACTGCTGGTACAACAAGCTGGTTCCCTGCTGATGCAATTTTCACTCGCAACTTTCCTAGCTTCTCCGCCGCAGCAACTGTGACTAGCGGCTTCTATGGCGGCACTCAAAGCATCAACACATTCCAAGCCGTTAACAATGCTGGTGGTGCAGTAACGCACACATTCGTAAGTGGCACCCTACCACCCGGCCTTTCTCTCCAAACTTCAGGTTTGATCACAGGCAGCATATCGAGTGGCTCTGGTACTGCGACCTTCACCATTCGGGCTGTCTCAAACAGCATCACTATTGACAAGGCATTTACTTGGAACTGGTCTGTTGTGGCTCCGGGTCAGGCCTTATTCGGCACCAACGTTGGCACAGGAACCTTTAGCTGGACTGCTCCTGCTGGCGTGACCTCGGTAAGCGTCGTTGCAGTCGGCGGCGGATCAAGCGGCGGAACTTCTTGGTCTTACGCTGGCGGTTCTGGCGGCGGTCTGGGTTGGAAAAACAACATTGCAGTTACTCCGGGTCAGTCTTACACGGTGCGTGTGGGCCGTGGGCCAGCTTACAGCAACGGCGACAACTATGGTGGTAACTCATACTTCATAGATACTAATACCGTGGCTGGCGGTGGGGGCAGTCATGCTAGTTTCGGAACCTCCGAGGCAACCATTGGCACACGAAATGGTTATGGCGGCGGCTATGTCGGTGAAGGCGGAGGTCAAGGCGGTAACGCCAGCAGTTATCAGGGTGGCGGCGGGGCTGGTGGATACACAGGTCGAGGCGGAAATCAATACAGCGACTATCAACCAAATCCCACTGATTCAGGTGCTGGTGGCGGTGGCGGTTACTACTCAAGCACCTATGGCTCTGGTGGCGGCGGCGGTGTTGGTTTGAACGGCAGAGGCGGAACAGGCTCTGGCGGCAACTACATGTACAACCCGTTCCAAGGCTACAACAATTCGTACAGCTACGGCTCCGGCGGTGCTGGAGGTTCTGGCGGTGAGAACGGTGGTTACGGCGAAAACCCATTTAGCAGTAGCGGTCAGTACGGCCCTCCCGGTGGTAATTACGGCGGTGGCGGTGGTGGCCCCGGCTCATCCGGTTGGCCTGGTGGCCGAGGTGGTCAGGGCGGCGTCCGAATCATATGGGGCGGTGGTCGCTCCTTCCCGATGAATGCAGCAGACGCTTAAGGAAAAAAAATGAACAAGCTCTATGTAAAAGTGGTCGATGGTGAAGTCTCTGGCTACCCCATGCTGGATGAGAATGTCATTCAAGAGTGCATGCTCAATCACGAAATTCACTATGAGGGCGTGACTGAAGAGTTCATCCTCAGTCATGGCTACGCCAAGTTTGAAAAGCCCACCCTTCAAACAGGTGAGTACGTCATCGACGGCAGCAATATTGAAATCGAGATAGTTGACGGGGTGGCCCGTCCCGTTTTGCAAATTGTGCAAATGACGCAAGAAGAGAAGGTTCACAACTGGGTGCGAGTTCCAAGAAACTTTGACTTGGTTTCCAGCGACTGGACGCAAATGCCTGACGCGCAGCTTAGTGCAGAAAAAAAAGCAGAGTGGGCGGCATATCGCCAGCAGTTGCGTGATTTGACAACTCTTTACGCTAACATCCAAGACCCCGGCGAAGTAGTTCCGCCAACCAAACCATCCAAATGAATTTTCTAAAACCCATATTCCAAGTCCCGCTTTTAATCGGAAAGGCTGACTGCTCAGAAATTTGCAATGAAGTTCTAAGCTTGGCGTATGGGTTAAGAGAAAGTTTGGATACCGGAAGCTTGGTCTCTGGCGAATGGGATCGTGGAACTAAATCAAGTGATAAGGCCGACTACCTAAAGCACGGCGTCACTTCGTTTAACTCAACGCAAGACCTCACAGAAAAGCCAGAGTGGGATAACGTGACTCGTTTCATTCATGAGTTTGCGGGGACAATGATTGCCAGTGTTTCAGATGGGTCGCTTCAGCACAACCTCATCAATATGTGGACAACCATCTACCCAACAGGTTGCTTTGTGCCGGAACACACTCACTCGAACTCTTTGCTCAGTGGTGTGTTTTATGCAAAGGCCCCAGAAAACTGCGGGGACATTGTTTTCTCTGACCCGGCTTGGATTGCAAAAACCATGTGCCTCCACAAAAGTCTGCCGGTGTTTCCCGGAGTTATGACAAAACAAAACGAGAAGCCAGAGGACGGCCTGATGATCTTGTTTCCTTCTTGGCTGCCGCATAAAACATTACCAAATAACTCAACAGAAGATCGAGTAATTGTGAGCTTTAATATAGGGTTTTCAGATGTCGCTGCGTGAAGCAATCAAGGCTAAACACGACGCTGCGGAGGCTCACCCCTTCACGGCGTTGTTGCTATCTGGCGGCATCTCAGCTCAGAAGTACGGCGAGTTTCTGTATAACATGACAGTGACTTACTCTGCATTGGAAAGTCGGATGCGCCAGCTTGGTACGTTTGACGATACTCCCGAGATGTTCCGCGCTGAAATCATGGCGCAGGACTTGGAAGAGCTTGATCTTGATGTGGTAAAGATTCACCAGTCAACTTTGAAGTGTCTTGACCGTATCGAAGAAGTCTCTGACCACGACTTAATGGCGTACTGCTACCTGTATCACATGGGTGATATGTACGGCGGTCAGATGATTAAGAAGAACATCCCCGGCAGCGGCAAGCGTTTTGATTTCGAGAATCGCGCCGCCCTCATTGCCAAAATCCGAGAACACCTGACAGACGACTTGGCTGATGAGGCTAATCGTGCGTTTGGATACACGCTGGAGCTATTTGATGAACTCGTCGCCCAGCCCGATCCTTTCGCAGCTTGAAGATTTTTCTTCGTGGATCATTGGCCGCCTAAATAAGTACGAAGCCTACGACGAGGGACACAACTTCCCTTGGGAAAACCATCTTTGGCGTAGTCCCGTATTTCGTAGAGCGCACCTTGACATAGTCGACGCACGAGCTACAAGCAAGCTGTACATGATGCACTTGTGCATCTTCCCACATACCAACGATCCTTCTCCTGTATTCGGGTTTGACCTTATAGCAGGGCCTAACAAGGTTACGGGCGCGTTTCACGACTTTAGTCCAATACAAGGCGGAACCCCGCTAGATGTGTGGTTTGCTGAACAAACAGCCCCACTCGAATGGTCTAAAGAACGAACGCTGCCGCCGTGGGCTAAAGAGATTTTTAGTCCTAGCATGATTGCCGCCGGAAATATCCAAGACCCAGAAGAACTGAGTATCCTAATTGATACAGCAAAAGCAAATCTTTTGCATTATTTACGTTGCATAGGCACACGCGGTGTAGAAGATTTTTCCCCAAAACAAAACAAGTATTGCTACAATCAAAAACAGAATCCCCACACGCCTAGAGTCATGTCGTCTTTAGGGTTCGAACCGGAGGTAGTGCATGACTTCATTCAGAAATGCTTGTTTCCAGATGTTTGAAGAGTGGCTCGATTGCTACCAAGAAATTCTGGCTGCAATGGCCGAAGTGTATTAATCCCAACATGTAGTACAAATATGTCTGATTCCCATCCCACGTCGGTTGCTTCGACAGTTGCTGAAAAACTTGCAACAACTGCTACTTATGGTGGCTCAGCCAGCGCAGTTTTCTTTGGGTTTAATGCGGCAGAATTTGCCGCAATTGCCGGTGTGGTAATAGCTTTTGTTGGCCTAATTGCCAACATCTGGTTTAAGTATCAGCACCTCGCGCTTGCGCGAGATCGAGTTTCAACAACTTCTGACGCAGACTCTGCGTAATCTAAGAGCCGACCATGAAATGGGTCGCGGCTCTGCTTTTAGTTTTTAGCGCTACTGCTGAGTACAGGTGTGTTCGGTGGGCTTGGTCTGGAGATGTGTACAACCGCAAGGTAGTTTGCCTTGAATGGAAGAAGGTAGAACGGAAATGATTGATCCGATGACAGCCCTAGCGGGAATACAAACCGCTATTAGCATGGTCAAAAAGGCCAGTGCGGTGGCCAACGATCTTGGGTCGCTTGCTCCAATGATTGGGAAGTTATTTGACGCAAAAAGCACAGCTACCAAAGCACTGATTGAAACAAAGAAGAATAAAGGTTCCAACATGGGAACCGCGCTACAGATAGAGATGGCGCTTGAGCAGGCCCGTGCGTTTGAAGAGGAGCTCAAAATGCTCTTTATGACCACAGGCAAGATTGACGTGTGGAACAAGATCAAAGCCCGTCAAGACCAGATGGACATTGATGACGCAAGAGAACTTCGTGCCCTAGAACGAGCAGAGAAGAAAGCCAAAGAAAAAGAAGCAGAGTTAAACGAGTTGGCCGTGATTCTCGGCGGTTGTGCGTTTGTTCTGTTTTTGGTGGCAATTGGTATCTATGAGTTAATGGAGTTCTGCAACACTACTAGAAGGTGTGGTCGGTGAATGAGTACCAAAAGACTTTTGACATGTGCCTCAAGATATTTGTGTATGGGTGCGTGGCTTTGTATTTCTTAGGTTTTCTAAAGTTCTTGCCTGATGATCTGTCAGACAGAATTGTTAATCTCCTACTTGGAAAGGTTGGCTTGGGCAAATGAGAATTACCACTTACCAACAGAACGCAAAAATGTTGTCAGAGGCTCACCGAGTGATCCATCAACAGAATATGAAGCGCTTGGCTGAACTAAGTCGGCAGGCTGACCAACAACAAAAAGCTCAAGAGATTAAGACTCAGTGGGCTAAAGCAGTGGACGTCAGGGTATGAGATACCTATTACTGCTTTTACTGTTAACAGGATGTGAAGACAGGTACAGGTATTTTTGCCAGAACCCTGATAACTTTCACGCGGAACAGTGCCAGAAACCGAAGTGTTTATTTACTCAACAATGCCCTGAATACTTGGTAGCCCCTATCTTGGAGAAGAAAATCAATGACATCCAACCAGAAACCAAACCTAACAACTGAAGAGTTTGAAGTCCGAGTTTGGGGCTTTGTGGTGATAGTTGTCACATGCATTTTGTGCTTTATTGTTATTGCGTTGCTCTACTCTGTGACGTTCGTCACACAACCAATCAAAAGTATGGCTCCGATTGACCAAGCCTACACCAAGATGCTGAACGACATTGTTCTCTTGATTGTTGGCGGTATTGGCGGTGTAATGACTAAACGGGCGGCAGGTGCGGCTTCTAAGATGTTTAATCCGCAGCCTCCAATGCAACCAATGTGTCAGCCTATGATGGGCGGGTACGGCATGGCTAACAGTAGCTACGCGTCTCCGCAATCTGCGTATGGCTTACCCTCACAACCGTTTGGTGCTATGCCAGTTTGGAAGAATCCTGAGTTAGATGAGTCATGGACTCCCGGCCCTCCGCCAACTACACCTCCTGAGCACATGGAGCCCGACGACGAACGCGAAGAAATCGCAGCAGCCCGTAAGGAATCTGAATAATGTTACCTCTCCCACTCCCTTGGTTAATTGTTGGTGTTCTTGTATCTTTGTTTGGTACTTACCGTGTTGGCCATCACTATGGGTGGTTGGAGCGGGATGGTGATATGAAGATTGCCATTGCAAAGAAAAACGAAGAAGCTAGAGCAATAGAAAAAACCATGGCTTCTAAATTGGCTGATAACGAAACTCAACTCAGAAAGGCACAGGATGAAATTACTAAAAAGCAGTCTGCTATGCACGAGCTTGCTCGCACTGGTCGGTTGCGCCTCCCCACCCGCAGTTGTCCACAAGCCAGCCCAAGTGCCCCCGTTGCCGTTGCAGATATACAACCCGTCGATACCTCTCCAACCGAATCTGAGCAATCGCTTATACGAGCTCTTATCGACATCGCAGCCGACGGGGATAAAGCTATCACCCAACTCAACGCCTGCGTCGGGGCTTACAACGAAGTAAGGAATTTGATAAATGGTCAATAGCCAACAACTTCAGCAAATGCATATCGACCCCTCGTTAGCGGATGCATTTAACGAAACCTTTGAGCGGTTTGGGATCATGACGCCTTTGCAGCAAGCAAGCTGGATTGGACAGTGCGGCCACGAGTGCGGCAACTTTAAGATCATGGAAGAAAATTTGAACTATAGAGCGGCTACGCTTCTTAAGTTGTTTCCCCAGACGCCTAAACGCCAGTGGGGTTTTACACCTGAGTCTGCTGCGGAATACGAAAAGCAGCCACGTAAGATTGCCAATAGGATTTACTCAAACCGCATGGGAAACCGAGATGAAGCTTCGGGGGATGGCTGGCGTTTCCGCGGATCGGGTTTCCTCCAGCTAACTGGCCATAGCAACTTCTTCCACGCCGGTAAAGCGCTAGGTGCTGACTTTGTGATGGAGCCTGAACTGGTTCGCACGCCTAGATACGCTGCTCAAACGGCGGGCTGGTTTTGGCAGACCCACAAGCTCAACCAAACAGCGGATGGCCGCGACTTTGTGGCAATGACAAAGAAAATCAATGGCGGTACTATTGGCCTTGATGACCGTATTAAACATATCAATCAGGCTCTAGCTGTGCTAGGCGGTTAACACTACAATACGCCTAGACGTAAGGAAACCCGACATGGCTGTACTCCAAATAAAATCATTCGGTGGGATTTCACCCAAGGTTCCCCCACGTTACTTACAAGATAACCAAGCCCAAGTAGCAACTAATACTGTTGTGTTTAGCGGCGCGTTGACACCTTTACAGGACGTTGGCGCTACTGTTACCACGTTAACAAAGTCTGGTACGCCTAAAACTATCTATCGTTTTGGTCAGGATATTGTTTCTGACTCTCAATACTGGTTTCACTGGACAACCGACGTTAATGTCTGCCGTGGGCAGATTTCTGGTGACACATCTGAGTGGACGTTCTTTACCGGTGACGGTGCTCCAAAAGCCACCTACTCGGCACTTGCTTTGTCTGGTACAAACTACCCTGCCGTATCTCGCCCTTTGGGTTTACCTAACCCCGATCTGGCGTTAACTGTGGCCGCTAACGTAGTTACTGGGACAACCCGAGCCGCAGTCGTTACGCTGAGCGCCGCTAACATTGCATTGCTTACTACAACCTATGGCCTTCAAGGTAGTATTGTTGGTGGGGTAGATGCGAACTACGTTACTGTATCTTTAACCAGTCCTATTACAGCAGCGTCCGTTGCGGCGGCAGTTGACGCTTTGCCTAATGTGAGTGCTGTAGCCTCTTCTGGTGCAGTAGTAATTACTTCAGACGCTAAAGGCGAGGATGCCAAACTTTACATAAGATTTCGTACCGCTACAAATGCTACGTACACAGAGCTATTTAATCAGGGATACACCGAAGCTCCGTCATCTGTTGAAACACGCGTTTACGCATGGACTTGGGTCAACAAAGAATCTGGTTACGAGTTTGAGTCTGGCCCATCGCCCGCTTCTGCTCCACTAGAAGTTTATGCTTCCCAGACAGTTTCCCTTACTGGCCGTTCGTCCGTGCCATCGGGATATGTAGTTACTCACTGGCGGCTGTACCGCTCGGTATCTGGAACTTACTTGTTTGTAAATGAACTGCCCGTATCGCAGACAACTTACACGGACGACGTCCTTGCAGAAAGCCTCAGCGAAGAATTACCGTCGCTGACGTGGGCTCCTCCTCCCGCAACCCTGCAAGGCTTGACTAATTTACCCAATGGCGGAATGGCGGGCTTTGTTGGTCGCGACGTGTATTTCTGTGATCCTTATCATCCCCATGCGTGGCCTGAAAACTATGTCCAGTCACTTGACTTTCCTATAGTTGGCCTTGGCCGCATGGACACAACGCTAGCTGTTTTAACGACTGGCACGCCATACTTTATGCAGGGCAGTCACCCCGATTCTATGGTGTCAGTTAAGTCTGACCTCGAACAATCTTGTGCTTCAAAACGTAGTATTGTCAGTACCAACGGCGCGGTAATTTACGCCAGCCCTGATGGGCTTGTTACGCTCTCTCCAAGCGGCTCTAAACTCGTGACGGAGCAATACTTTACTCGCGCCCAGTGGCAGTCTTACTTTAAGCCTGATTCTATTTATGGGTACTCCCACGACCTAAAGTACATTGGCTTTTACGACAATGGAACTACCACTGGCGGCTTTATTTATGATCCGACTTCCGGCCAGTTTATTTTGCATAACATCTACGCTACCGCAGGCTACTCTGATCTCCAACGAGACAAGTTGTTTCTTGCGTTTTCAGATCGTACAGTCAAGCCATGGCTTGCAGGCGGTAATTTAAGTTACGTTTGGAAGTCGAAGAAATTTACGCTACCGCAAGTATTGGGATTTTCGTGCGCTCAGTTGCAAGCAGAGGCTTATCCAATGACAGCTAAATTCTACGCAGATAACGTACTTGTACATACACAAACTGTTACTAGCCGATTACCATTTCGCTTGCCCTCACTTCCGGGTCGCGATTGGGAAATTCAACTTGAAGGCGCTTCAGAAGTTTTTTCACTTTCCGTTGCCCAGTCTATGCAGGAGTTAGCTGGTGTCTAATAAACTCCCATCAGTAACGTCAGATATCCCTCGCGACCTGCGAACTTTTATTGATCGTCTTCGTGAAGTAATATCTAGTAGCGGAACAGATCGTTTTGTCACTGCACAAGATTTAATCAACGGCGGTCTTGCGAGTGTCGGTACTACAGGTACACTTATCCCCATCAAGAAAGGGGTTATTGCAACGCCCCCTGCACCTCAAAATTTAAGCGCTACGGGAAGTGTAAACGCCATCTTTCTTGAGTGGGATAACCCGACTTACTTTGGCCACGATTACACCGAGGTATACAGCGGCGGAACAAACCTCATTGGCGATGCAGTTCTATTAGGGTTTACCCCCGGTGTTAATTACGTAGATACGATCGGCCCTCAGCAGTCTCGCTACTACTGGATTCGCTTTAAAAACACCGAAGGTACAGCAGGGCCTTTTAATGCTGTTGGCGGCACGCTCGGGCAGACCGGTATTGAAGTTGAGCACATGCTTGAAGTGCTTACTGGGGCTGTTACTGAGTCTCAACTTTATCAAGACCTTGGCGCTCGTATCAATCTTGTCGATGGCCCTGCTTCGTTGGCTGGTAGTGTTGCAGCCCGTATAAAAACCGAAGCTGACGCTCGCACAGCCGCCATTCTGGCCGAAAGTAATACTCGGGCTACGGCAATTCTTGCGGAAGCTACTGCGCGAGGAGCAGCAATTACGGCAGAAGCAACTACTCGACAAACCGCAGATTCTTCACTGGCTAGCCAAATTACAACGGTTACTGCTTCTGTAGCTAGTAACGCGGCGGCTATCCAAACTGAAGCTACAGCGCGAGCTGACGCAGACAGCGCAGAAGCCACTGCACGGCAAGCTCTTGCCGCTCGAGTAACCAACGCAGAGACCGGCTTGACTGCAGCACAAGCGGCGATTACAACTGAAGCTACAACTAGAACTACAGCGGATACAGCTTTAGCAACGCAGATTACAACTCTAAACTCTACGGTCAATAATCCAACAACCGGACTCGCGGCAACTAACGCCGCTATTGTTTCTGAAGCCACTACTCGTGCTGCGGCAGATACAGCAACAGCACAGCAACTAACTACGCTTGAGTCAACAGTCAACAATCCAACTACCGGTCTTGCTGCAACAAAAGCAACCTTGACCAACTTTACAACTACGCAGGCGGGCATTAACACTTCTACAGCGCAGCAACTGACTACGCTTGAGTCAACAGTCAACAATCCAACTACCGGTCTTGCTGCAACAAAAGCGGCGCTTACCAGTTTTTCCAATGCGCAGACTACTCTTAACACTGCAACAGCACAATCAATCAGTGGCTTGACCACTACAGTTGGTGGGCAAACAACTTCTATTCAAGCCAACACGGAATCAATTAACGGGATATCTGGAAAGTACACAGTAAAGATTGATAACAACGGCTACGTTTCCGGTTTCGGCCTTGCCAGCGAACCAAATAACGGAACGCCCTTTTCATCGTTTGTCATTCGTGCTGACCGCTTCTCTATCTCTAGTCCAAACGGCCCGGGCATTAGCCCAGTAACCCCGTTTATTGTTACCACTACGCCCCAAACTATTGATGGCACGAATGTCCCTGCTGGTGTCTACATTGACGGCGCGTATATCAAAGGCGGAAGTATTGATGGTTCTAAAATAACTGGCGGAACAATCACTGGCACTAAACTGATCGACGTATCTGCTAACAAAATTACCGGTGCAGCACTACAGGCTACAAGTTTTATTGAAAGCGCGGCTTACATTCCCGGCACCCAAGGCTGGAAAATTCACGCCAACGGTACAGCAGAATTTGCTGCGGCTTCTATTCGCGGACAGCTAACTGCTGGGCAGATCAACACCAACGGTTTGATAATTCGAGACACTAATGGCACGCCCATTTTTGGTTCTGGTTACCCAATTACTTATTCCAGTATTTCAGGAACTCCTACTCTTGGCCCATTGGCTACTGCAAGCAGCATCTCTTACACAAACGTCACTGGCCTTGGAACTCTAGCTACTCAGAACTCAGTCTCTGCTTCAAACGTTTCCGGCCTTGGAACGCTGGCTACACAAAGTTCGGTCAACTGGAATACGCAGATTAGTAACGTACCCGGTTTTGGTGGTTTTGCATTCTTGAGTACTATTACGAGCGCTAATATTAGTACATACATTGCAGGAACAGCTATTGGCACTGCGTACATTGCTGACGCCGCTATTACCGGTGCCAAAATCCTAGACGGTGAAGTAACCAATGCCAAGATTGGCGGCGCTATCCAGTCTACAAACTACTACCCCGGTTATTCCGGCTGGAAGATTGACAAAGGCGGTAGTGCTGAATTTAACGATATTACGGTTCGCTCTGGTCAAATTACCGGCGCGTTGCAGACTGTCTATAAGATTAATTCTTACGTTGGTTTGTATGTTCGAATTAGTGGTGCTTACCCTATCTCTGTAACTAACGGCCCGTACTACCTTAACGGAGATACAAGCGTTCCGCAGTACCTTGTCTATAGCAACTACATGCCGGCTCCTGCAACTGCTGCTCATAAAATTTTTGTATCTGTTAACGTACAGGCACTAGGTGTTAGCGTAACTCGAGACTTAGCGGTTTTGATATTGATTAATGCTTACTTTTACGGCGGAAATTATGTAACTGCCACTGAGCAAATTGCATACAACACAAATTCAGGAACGTTTGGTATTGCTACAAACGCAACCGGCGTAACAACTAACACTTATGCTACATCCGTTCCAGTTATGATTTTTGTTGGCGGTTATAACGCTGAGTACACAATCCAAACCATTGATGGTATGGCAATGGGAGTTCGCTAATGGAAACGCAATGGGTTAAAGTTGAAAATGGGCAAATTCTGTTGGGCCCAATGAATTACAAACATGATGATAGTTATGTAGAATACGTAGAAGTCCTTAACCTGACACACCCCTACTCTCGTGTTAACGTAGACATTGCTATGGTAGACGGCAAGTGTGTTAAGACCGTTACCGGCATTTCTGACTATCGTGTGCAACGCGAAGCTGAGTACCCTCCCGTGACGGACTACCTAGATGGAATTGTCAAAGGCGATCAAGCTCAGATTGCTGCTTACATTGCAGCCTGCCAAGCTGTTAAAGCTAAGTATCCAAAACCCGCACAATAAGTCATAATACACACATGGCGGAACTTGTCTTTGACCAGAAGGAACGAATTGGTGCTTGGGTTGCCGAGCGTGTTGGACAGAACGCAGACTGGGGAAATTTCTACGCAATTGGGGTCATGCAAGCTGATGAAGTCCTAGCTGGAGTAGTCATAAACAATTACAATGGCGCGAATGCTACCTGTCATATTGCAATTGCACGACAGACAAGACAGCTTATCCCCCTCTTTGAACATGTGTGCAACTACGCGTTTAACCACTGCAAGCTAAAAAGACTGACCGGTATGGTACCAACAAACGAGCCACATATCATAGAATTTGACAAGCATCTTGGATTTGAAGAAGAGTTTGTAATGAAAGACGGCGCACCCGGCGCTGATATGCAGATTTTGGTAATGCGGCCTGACAATTGTCGTTGGCTGCGCAAGGAGTAAATATGGGCGGAAAATCACAACCAGCACCAGACTATGGGCCAATGAAAGAGCTTGGTGCTGAACAGTTGGCCTTTGCAAAAGAACAATACAAAGACCTGCTTCCTCTTGCCCAACAAGTAGCTACTCAGCAAATAGCTGCGCAAAATCAGCAAATGCAGCAAGCGCAGGATTACTTTAGCTATCAGCAGAATACCTTTCGACCGCTAGAGCAGGGGCTTGTTCGAGATGCTGAACGATTTAATACCGATGCCTATCGAGAAAATCTTGCTCGGGATGCTTCTGCTGCAGCCGGGCGGGCCTTTGGCATAACTCAAGCAGCCTCTCAGCGTGCTCAAGCGTCTATGGGGGTAAACCCTAACTCTGGTCGAGCCATGTCTATGGCTAATCAATCTAATCTAGGTCTTGCTGCTAATCGTGCAAATGCTATGACAGGCGCTCGTAATCAAGCTGAACAAATTGGATTTGCTCGCCGCCTTGACGTTACCGGCCTTGGCCGTAATCTTTCGGGTGCTTCCACTGCGGCGTACCAAGGTGCGACAGGCGCAGGCTCTGCTGGCATTAATACATCTATGGCTCCCGGCTCACAGTACCAACAGGGTCTGCAGCAATCAGGCCAAACATACGGCAACGTTCTTAACAATCAGACTAGCCAGTTTAATACAGGGCTTAATGCTGAAAGTCAGGTTTACGGCGCATTGGCTGGAGCTGCTACAACTGCTGCATTTAAATTCTCCGATCGTCGCCTCAAAAACAATATTGAGGAAGTTGGCCGCGATGAGCGCACAATGTTGCCGCTCTATGAGTTTGAATACAACGGCGGATCAGGCCAGCGCTACTTAGGTGTAATGGCGGATGATGTTGAGAAACGCTTCCCAGACATGGTCTACACAATGCCTGACGGCTACAAAGCAGTGAATTACGCCGGTCTCGGCATTGAGATGTTGGAGGTTTAATATGGGTTTCGCAGCAGGATTCCAAGTAGGCGCACAAGCGGTTGAGCGCGGTCTTAAAATGCGCGAAGAAGACGAGCTAAAACGTGGCTTGGCTAAAGCCTATGCTCAACCTGAGTCATATGTTGACTACACGCCAGAACAAACAAAAGAAATTCAACGGTTGCAAGAAACGGGAGCTTATGACGTTGAAGCTATGCCCGGTGCCCCAGGTCAAGCTCCTACGCTTCGTTACACCCCAAAACAAGGGCTTGACCTTCAGGGTGATATGCCTGCGCCTCCTACAGAGTTTGCCCCTCAACAAGTTCAGCGGTACGGCGGTCAAACAGTAGCCGGCCAGTTTTCGCCTGACCAAATTCGCGGTTTACAAATGCGTGAAGCTGCCCGCGTTCTTGGTGCTAGCGGCGATCCTGTTCGGGCTTCTCAGCTTTTGCAGCAAGCGGATGATATTGATTACAACGCTAAGTATCGCCCTCTGCAATTAGAAAGTGTAAAAGGCCAAATTGCTGGCCAAGCTCAACAGAGAGACCTTACCGGCCTTCAAATTAAAGCTGCTAATCGTACTGAAACTGAATTGCAAAATGCTTCTGGTTTTGCTAACTTCGCTGCCGAACGTCCTGACGCTACAGTAGAAGAACTAAAAAAAGCTGCATTTACACAATTTAAATTTACTCCAAAGCAGTGGCAAGAGACTGTAACTACACGTTTGGGCATTGAAAACGCTGAGATGGATAGTTTTAAAAACAATATTAAAAAGAAGCTACAAGGCAAAAACCTTACTCAGCTTGGCTCGCTTTACAACTCTGACCCAGACTTTGACGACAAAACTGACTTAGCCATTGTGCCCGGTAAAGGCGGCGCAGTTACTCTAAACTTTATTGACAAAGCAAGTAAACGCATTACAGGCACTCAGACGTTTAAAAACGAAGCCCTAGCTACTGAGTACTTAAATAAACAAGCCACTGAACCTGAGACCATAGGCTCTTGGATGATGAACTTGCGTAAAGTAGAAAGTGCTATTGATGCGCAGGGCGCGGCTATTGTTGCTTCTAACGCTGCGGCTAATCTGTCTAATGTTCGTGCTGGAGGACTCAAACGAGATTCTGCGACGATAGCCAAGCTTGATAAAATTCAGGAAGAGTTTGACGCGCTTACGCCCGAAGAAAAAATTGGCACAAAAGGCCGAGCTCTGATAACTAGCTACAACATGGCATCTGCTGGCCCCGGTAGGCAGTTGTCTCTTGGCGCTGCAGTAAAGCCTGAGTTCACACCTAAAGATTACGCAGCCACTATCAAAAGTTTTACTGATACTGGTTTGTCTTACCCAGCCGCTAAAATAGAAGCTGATTTACTATATGGCCGCGGCCCTGCCGCAGGAAACGAAGACGCGGCCTTACAAGCCGCCAATAAGAAAAAAGGTCTTGGCCTAGCTACTGCTCCAATTGAAGTTCGACCCGGTGAATCTCGCATGACAGTTCCGGGAGCTGCTGTTCGCGGTCCTCTAGAAGACTTTTTACGAGAGTCTCGACGCGGAATGTTTGGCGGCGTAGAATACTTCTACACTGATCCACTGACCAAAAAACGTTATACAACGGAACAGTACAACCAGTTGCAGAACCAGTAAGGTGCTTTTATGCCACGTTCCATTGCAGACATTCGTAAAGCTAACGGTGGTCTTGAAAATCTAACTGATGAAGACATTCTACAGAGTACGTTTCAAAATTACAAAAGTTACTACCCATCTCTTGATGCGTACGCTTCTGAAATAGGTTACAGCGGTGCAGGGCGCGGCCTTGCCGGTAGTCGAGTCTCTGCTGGTATTGACCAGTATCAAGCAAACCTTTTGGGCCTTGGCGGTGCTGTTGCTCGAAAAGTCGGTGCTACTGATACTGCTGCTGCGTTTGACGCTCGCCGTGAGGCTAATGAAAGTGCTGCTGCTTACGCGGCCCAACGCGCTCGTGACCTTGGCGGTATTGAAGATTTTAGAGATGTTACCGGCATTGGCACTGGTTTAAATTACATTGGCGGTCTTGCTGCTCAGTCCCTCCCATACTTGGGTGAAGCTGTTGTCGGCGGTCTTACAGGTGGCTTAGCCCTTGGCGGTACTGCTGCCCGTATGGGTTTGACTCGTGCCGCCGCTAGTACTGCGGGTGCTGTAGGCGCTAGCTATCCAAGTGCTGTAGGTGATATTTTGTCTGCTCAACGCGATGCCGGCGGTGAAAACCTAGGTGCTGCTACTCTTGGCGGTGTTCCGTACGCTGCGTTGAATGCCCTTGGTATTGAGGGCCAGCTTGCCCGCGGTATGCGTCCTCTGATCCAAGGTGAAGGCGGTCTTGCTCGTAGGCTCGCTGTGGCTGTACCGACTACTGCTGTGGCTGAAGGTCTAAGCGAAACTGGCCAAGAAATTATTAACCAGTACGCCGGTCGTATGGCGGTTGATCCCAACGAAACTCTGTTTAATGAAGCTGCCAATAAGCGCTACTTGGATTCGTTCGTTGGTGGTGCAGCCCTAGGTGGTGTCTTTGGTGGTGTAGGCGGCCTGCGCTCTAGTCGTCCAGAAGAAGGCGCTATTGATTTAACTCAGCCGGATACTCCAACCCCTCTTGGCAAAAGCATTACAGGAACCGATCCTGCGGCTTTGATGGGTAACCCATACGCTAATTCTAATTTGTTAGGCGGCACTTATCCTGCTGGTTTAAGTGCGTTTGGTAATCCTGCTCAACCAACAACGGCATCGTTGCTAACTCAGGAAACTGATTTAACTACTCCTGCTGGAACTACTCCTGCTGGAACTGCTCCTCTGGGGGCTACGCTTGTGCCTCCTGTTTCTGCTGGTTCTACTGCTCCCGCAGCTTCTAAAATTTTTAGCGCAGATGAGGAACAACTGCTTTCGATGGGAATTAGCCCATCCGGCAAGACCTTAACGCTGCTACCAAAGTTGATGGAAGCTAAGCTAACTCAAGAACAACTAGATTCAGTTCGTACAACGCTTGCACAAAATAAATTTAAACAAGCGGAAAAACTGATAAAACAGGCTGCGGTTCAGAACATCATCAACGCTATGAGTGCTGCTACTCAAGGAGCTACAAATGTCAGCGCACCAATTTCTACTGGATCAGGAGTTTCAGCAGGCGTGGGAGCTGGGGGCGCTGTCGTTCCGGGAGTTGTGGGAGCTGCAGGATCAGCTACTCCTGTCCAAGGAACAGTTGGTGGAACTACCCCCGGAACTGGAGCCCCAGTTCAACAAGCTGGTGTTCTTCCAGATACCAGCGGTCAATCAGCTGCCCCTGTAGTTACAACTGCGGCTCCTGTAGTTACAACTGCTGCGCCCGTGGTTACAGATCAATCTGTCGACCTGACAGCTCCTCCCGCGTCTACATCTAAATTTAGACGTGCTCCTAAACCCATGACCGTATTGGAAGTTGCTAATGCCGCTAAAGCCGCTCAAGCCCAGCAAACAGAAACGCAAAGACCGCAAACAACGCGACAACCAGCCGTTTTAGCTCGCGGAGAAGTTACGCCTGATGTTGTCAGTAAATTGTCTGACGACCAACTAACTGCCGA